TCATGCCCGCCCCTCCCTATGCGCCGCGACGATCTCCCCTGCCAGCCGCTCCGCGTGCGCCCGGTCGCGCCCCACAGCAGCGCCGCCGCCCGGCCCTGGCGACAGCGCGACTTCGGCCAGGACGCCCAGCGGGCACGGGCCGTAGCGGACGGCGTGCGGGCCGATCAGGGCGGGACGGGGTGCTGCGGGCGCGGGCGGGGTGTAGGTGAACAGGTCAGTCATCCTGCACCTCAATCTTGTGGCCAGCCCACATAGCCGCCAGCGTGAACCGCAGGAACGCCCAGAAACCCATGAACTCCATCTGCCCTGATGGCGATGTGACAAGGGCCTCGCCATCCGATCCGGCGCGCACGGTGTAGGTCTGCCCAGAAGGCTCAGCAGGGCGCTTCATGGCGCTGCTCCGGTGGGTGGGGCGGGGAGCGGCATCCAATGGGTCGGCTCAATCCGCATTTCACGTTCGCCGCGCTCTACGCCATACGGTAAATCGGTTAGCCACGATCCGCTGCTAGGATCAGGTCGGGCACATCGCATCAAGTAATACGGATCCCACGCCAGAATTGGCTGTCCGTCTCGCGGAGCCGTGCTGATGTCCTGCCAGCCCTCCTGCGCCAAGGCCGGCGTCGGGGCGGCACCCAGCGCGCGGATGCGCTTGGCGCAGTCGTCGGCGACGGACGAGCCGAACACGCCTACTTGGTCAACACGGTCCCGGAATGTATTGGCAGCGCGGACATCCTCGGCCGCGGCCTCGCACGCCCGCGCTGCCGCTTCCAACGCCATCGCCTGCGTACCAAGCTGCGGCTGAACGGGCGCCGCCGGCTCCACCTCCACATCCAGCGCCCCAATCGCGTCCACGCACGCCTGCGTCTGGCGGATCACCGCGGCGTCCGTCACCCTGTTGTAGCCGTCGTGGCCCTCGTGGCGGTGCGCGGCCTCCCCGGCGGCGCGCTGGGCGCGGGCGCGCATGGCGAGCTGGCCTGCTTCGAAGTCGTTCATGCGAACGCCTCCCCGAACTCGTCGGCGTCGCTCATTTGCTCGGTCGCGTATGCTTGTTCGTGGGGTGTCCGGACCTGGGGAGCGACCTGGAACGCGCCCGATGCCAGGGCGCGGTGATACATCTCCTCGCGCACGTCGTTGAACTCGGACAGGGCTGCGCGCAACTTGGCGATATACTCCTCGTCGCGCCCGATGCGGACCACGACGGTCGGCATTTCCGGGTGGAACGTCATCCAGTCGCACCAATCGCGCTCGGCCACCATAAGCTGCCCCTGGACCTGGGGCTTATACTTCGCGTCAAAGCCGTTCAAAAGATATCCAACTTGGGTATTTGCGGAAGGCGCCTTGATTTCTAGCAAGCCACTGTTGCCCACCAAGCGATCTGGACTTGCTCCCGTGCGACCATCATCAGTCGTGATAAACCCCACTTGCACCGTTTGAACATCGTTTTCGAAATTGTAAAGCTTTGCTGCATCTGGCTCAAGCTCTTTGCCACGGGTGATGGCTTCCACATGATCTATATTGTCCAGCGGGCGACGCAGCAGGCGCTCCGCTACCAGCCTATAGGCATAGTCGCGGGACGATGTAGAGAAAGCGCCAGTTGGGGTCACGATCTTGCTGAACATGCTGGCAGTCGGTATCCCCAGTCTCGCGGCCAGCCATTCCGGTCCGCCTTGCTCGCAGTTAATGATCCGCATGTCGCGGCCCTCCGTGCTGTGGGTGAAATCCGTGCGCCGTCTCAGCCGCTTTGCGAGCGGCCATGGCATCATCCTTAGTATGGAACGACCCTAGATGCTTGGATTTTCCGCCCACCTTGATCTTTGCGTGCCAGCGCAAGGCGTCCTTGCTCCAATACACGCCGGTTACGCCGCTGGTATTATTTGACAGCATTCTCTTATGGCGACCTTGCTCAGAAGAGGTAGCCCACTTGCAGTTGCCTGGCTCGTAATCACGGTGGTTATCTAGGCGTTCTATAGTATATTCTTTGCTTGGCTTTTCTCCCATGTCAGAAAGAAATATGGCAAAGGAGTGCCAATTCTCACACACCCTGATCCCACGCCCGCCATAATTGTGGAAAGACTCGTGCATGTGGTTTTCACAGCGCCGCTTCATTTCTTTCCAGCTTGTATATTCGGATGACCTGCTTCGTCCATGCGTGGTAACGCGGTCACGCATTAAGCATCCGCATGATGCTGTCTTGCCAGTGACCAGATTGGTAGCCATGAACGTTCTCTCTTGCCCGCAGTCACAGCGACACAACCATAGAGCATGTGCGCCACCGGAATAACGATGGCTACCATTTCGTGATAAGACAGATAGGCGACCGAACCGGCATCCGGCTAGGTCCGTCGCTGCCCTCACTGCCCCGCACTCCCGCCTTTGCGCGCCTTCTTGAGCAGCGCATTCTTCGCCGTCGTGAAGTCTGCCGCCTGGATGTTCTCCACCCGCACGGCGCCGATCCACTCCAAGAACGGGTCTCGTGGAATGCCGCCGCTTGTGATGAGCTGCTCAATTTCAGCGACTTGTGCCGCGTTGACAAACTCGGTGCCGCCTAACTTGCCGTCGTCGTCCTCATCCTCGGTAATGACGTTGAGCAACATCATGGTCGTATAGCGGCGCCCATAGCTGAACGTGCTACCCATACCCTGAAGGTTGTTTTTGCCGCCGGACGCATCAAGGGCCAACGGAATTGAGGCGGACTGCGTATGGCCAGACGTGTGCCGCAGCGTGCCAGTGACAATAATGCCACCGCCGTCAGCACGGGGCACACTGTTAAAAGACAGAGAGAAGCCTTCCTCGTCTAACAGTGGGCGGATGGCGCTGTCTATCGTTTCTAACTTGGCGAACTTGAACGCAAGCTTTGGGTTGCCCTGCTTATCCGGATAAGACACTTGGCCATCCTTTTTGATGCGGGGCAGCCTGACCACCAATCGGGTAAACGCTTGATTGAACTCAGCTTCCGCCTGTTTAGCGATGATGCGCTCCTGCATGTCCAGCAGCGCCTGCATCTTGGCGATGTCCACCTGCGGGTCGCTGGCGGCACGGGCGATGATGGCGAGGAGGCTGCTGGACTCTGGCAGGCTGGCAGACGGCAAGGCGGGTTCGGGGCGGGCGGCGATCTCGTTCATATTGTCCTCGTTGGTTCAACGTCATGTGCGGGCGATGCCGTGGGTTTCCCCCATCGCCGGGTGTTTTCGCAGCCGTCGCATGTGCGCGGATACCCCGGCGCGTCCCCGCCGTTCAGGATGTCATCAAAGAACTCGCCGCACTCCTGGCAAACAAAACCCTCCAGCATGTCGTCTGCGTGCTGTCCCATTACGCTGCTCCTTCCGGGGTCTCGGAAACCAAAGCCACCCGCCGCCCCATCGGCCGCACGTCGCACGGATCAACCCGCACCGCCCGCCCGCCGACCACCACCGTCCAGCCGACGACATCGCCGGCCAGCGTGGTGACGCCGATCACGCGCCCGATGCCGCCGGGGACACGCGCGGCGTGCTGCGCGGACAGGGGGAGGGCGCGGTGGTGGAGGCCCCAGAAGGGGATGGGGATAGCGGCGGGCATGTCACTTCTCCGCAAACTGGATCACGTCGCCGGGCACGGGACGCTTGGCTTGCGCGCACACCTGCAACTGCGTCTTGACGGTCCGCAGGATTTCCCTGGCCTGGGCCGCAATGGCATCGCCCTGAGCGGGCTGCATCACGTCCGACTTGACGCTGTTCAGCGTCTCCCAAAGGGCGTTCTTGAGGTTAGTTGCAGTGAGTTCGGTCATATTCGCGTCTCCGGTTGGTTGACTTATTCAGAAGCCCGTTTTGCTGGGCAATTTCATACCGGGTGATCCGGCTTGCTATCTCGGCTTGTAGGTCCAGCAGGATCATTGACGCCTGCCACCACTGGCCGTAATGCTTTTGCATCCGGTAAGCCCGGTCATACCGGCTCTTTTGCTCCCGGTATTCAGGCCGGCGGCAGTATTCAAGATGCTGCGGCATCCGCAGCTTAACGCGCACCTTGTTCTTTTCCGCATCGTATGTCCGCTTTAACCAAGCGGCTTTCTCAGACTTCAAACGGGCAAAGTTTGTCTCACGATAAGCGGTGTCATAAACCGCCTTTTCTGCCTTGCGCTGGGCAATGCTCTTCCCCTGACGCCGCGCGATGCCAGCGCACGTCGCGCCACAATACAGCGGCGTTCCAATGCGCTTGGAACGATTGACGCTTCCGCTATGCTTCCAAGACGGGCGGTTGCAGTTCGCACAGATGATGCCCTTTATGGCCATCACGCACAGTCCCGCGCCATATCCGCCACCAGCCGGTCCGCCACGTCGCCGCGCCGCGCGCCCCGTAGCTCCCACGCGATGCGCCGGGCGGTATCCTCATCCTCGGCAATCCAATCGCGATAGACGTCGGCCAGGAGCGGCCACCCCTCCATGTTGTCCCGGTGCATCTTGACCAGCGCCACGAGGCGGGCGTGATACTGGCTCAGGAGCATGACGGTGCCGGCGGTCATGGCGGGTGCGGCGTCCGGCAGGCAAGCCGGGGGCATGACGGGCGCTGGGCGAGGATGCACGGTGGCACCTGGCGGTGGCGCGTCATGAGCGGGGATGCTGGCCATCAGTGCATCTCCCGGCTGGACGGCGCGGCCTCCGTCATCTTGATCGTCAGGCCGCGGACCTGGCAGGCTTCGATCAGGACGTGCATGATCGTGTTCAGCGCCGCTTCGGGATTGGCGGCACCCTGGATCGCGTGCCAGACCTGGGACGCCGCCGCGACGCTCCGCATTGCATCGGAGTGCGGCCCGGCCATGGCGTCTATGTCGCGGTTGTAGGCTTGCGCCAACTCGGACAGCTTGGCGCTCAGGGCCTGCATCTTGGCGGGTGACGGCTTCGTGGCGATCATCGGGCACTCCTAAAACGGCAGTTGCAGGTCGGCGGCGTCCATCTGGACCTCCTGCCAACCGATGACGTGCATGACCCGCAGCACGGCGAAGCGGCCTCCGTATTCACCGGCCAGGCGTCGGGCCTCTTTTTTGGCGGTCGCTTCGTCGGGCTGGCGGACGTAGGGCCGAGTGCCGCGCTCGCCTGGGTTTGGATCGTCCAAGGCCACGACGATCCAGAAGGGGGCGTTGTCGGGCTGGTTGGGCTTGGTTTCGAGGAGGTAGGCGGCGGCCTCAAGGTGAAAATGCGCCTCATCACGAGTTCCGAGTTGGAGCTTTATGGCGCGCAGCCTGCGGGCGAGATCGGCGCTCATCCCCCAAACTCCGCCCGGTCCATGCCGTTGTGCATGTCCTGCGCATCCGGCACCCAGCCCCCGCGCCGGTTGTGCCCGATCATGGACCGCCGGGCCGCGTCGTCATCGTCGTCACACTGCGCCGATTGCAGCCCGTCAATCTGGTCCGTCAGCTCGCACTCCAGCACGCGCACGTAGGCACGCACGTTGCTGTCCGGCTCGTTGCGGAGGGCTGCGGCCTCCACGCGGGCGGCGCGCAGCAGGATGGCGAGGTCTGTGAGGGGCTCGCCCGTGGTCTGGAAGGTGAGGCTCATGCCGCGTCCTGCTTCGTGCGGGCCGGGGTGCCGGGATAGGTTGGCTCAACGACGGCGCGGGCGAACTCTGCGGCTGCGGGGGCGCCGATCCTGCCAGCGAGAATCGCCAGGGCTGCGGTGCCGAAGGCGGTTGCGAGGTCGGGGGCGGGGGCGGGGGCGTTCATGCCTCCTCTCCCGACAAGCCGCCATGCGCGATCCAGGCCTCTACGGCCTCTGGGCTGCCCTGCGAATTGCCGGGCATGTCGTTGAACATGAACCGCACCCACTCACGCATCAGTGCGATGTTTTGGTCGTCGGCCTTGTGGAACGCTTCCTTGAGATCGTTGGAGAACAGGGCCTTGAGGAAACTGCCGGGCGGGATGCCGTGGTCGAGGTATCGCTGCACGCCGCCGTGCATGTAGGCGACCGGGACGCGGTAGCGGGTCTCAAGGGCGGGCTGGGCCGCGGCGTCGGGGTTGGGGTTCGGGTTCGGCATGGGGTGGCTCCCTGGTTATGGGAGCATGTTGGAACATCCAACACAAAGCGTCAACGGGAAAGTTGGCATTGCCAACAAAATTCTGGCGCGTCTCCCCCGGTGAGGGAGGACTGCCCGCCTAGCGCCTTAGTTGGATGGCGGCTTCACGCGCGTGATGAGGTATTGCAGGAGCGGCTTGGCCTCTGCCTCGGGCAGCGCGCGGAACGCATACAGGAGCAACGCCTCCTCCTCCGTGCGAGCCGCAGCGGCGCCGGCCTGTTGCGGACCGACCCCGTTGGCGAGCCATTCCAGGGACACATCGTAGAACTTCGCCAATGCCACCAACGTGTCTCTCCCGGGAACGTCTTTGCCGCTCTCCAAGGTGGCTAGCGTCGAGCGGGCTATCCCAACCGCGACGGCGACCTCCATTTGGACGACTTTCCTAGACTTTCGTAGGGAGCGCAAGCGATCTGAGAGAGTATTCTTATCCATGAGACAGATTGTCGCATGGGCGGACACAAGATGGGTTGGAGCCTCCATCTAGGGCTTGACGCCGAACGTTGGAACATCCAACATGCTCAACATGAACGTGCGCACCATCATCGCCGATGCTGGCGGTCCTGATGCTCTTGCTGACAAGCTGGGTGTGGACCGCTCAACCGTATACGACTGGCAGCGCAACGGCATGTTCCCGCCCGCACGGCTGGTTGAGTTGCACCGGGCGCTGGGCATTGGCCTGGATAAGCTGACCGGCCTCACGCGGCAGTCTGTACGGCGGGTGGCCTGATGCCGCACCTACCCGCCCCTTCGAGACCGATGCTCAAGCTGGACGATCAGGCTTTGCAGCCCTTCCACCTGCTTGGACAGGGTGGCGACCTTCTGACGGGTTGTGAGGTGCAAGGTCCAGATGAAGGCCAAGCCGGTCAGTGCGTAGCCTCCCGTCAAGGGTTCGTGCCCCCAGGCACTGAAGCTCGCGGCCTTGCCCGCCAGCCATTCCCAGACGGTCAAGATCACGCCCAGGACGATGCCGATGATCTCCATGCTTACGCTCCTTCGTGTGTTGCCGGCGCTGTAGCATCTGCCGGGTTGGTGGCCGCATGACCCCCGGTCCCCGCGACCTCGCCCCCAACCTATCCGACGCCGAACTCTTGGCAGTGCGCCGGCACGCGCTGGACCTGACCGTGCCCGCGCTGCCCCCGTCCAGCGCCGCCGCGGCCAAGTGGACAATTGAGGCCGCGGCAGTGCTGGCGGACTGGCTACTGACGGGGCGGTGCGACCATACCGGGGTGCAGTCCCTTGCCGTCGATGACTTGCAACACGTCCCGCAGCAAGGTGAGGGTGTAGAGGCGGTCGAGCTTGTCGCCACGCCCCTCTTGGTTGGCGATCCGGGTGAATATGAGCGAGGCCAGGCTCTCGCGCGTGACGGTGCTGTCGGACATGTAGAGTCTCCTTCGGTTGGTCGCGCTCCGAAGGTGATGGAAGGGGAGGCTACCGGCAACGGTGCCTCCCCGGACACCGTCGCATGAATCGCGCGTGGCTTCACGACATGAACGCCCGCCACGCCCGCGGCGAGCTGACCCCGCCCGCGGCAGGATCGACGCCGACGTTGCTGGGCCGCGCTTGGTTCCGCACCATGAATGCCCGCCACGCCTGCCACGCTCGCCGTGATTTGGCACGGTTTGCCGCAAGCCCGGCCCCGACGCCGCGACTGTCCTCGCCCAGCCACCCGCTGCCGCCGCTGGACCGCGCCCTGATGGCGTTCATCGTCGCGTGCGTGCTGGGCGTGACGGTGCTGGCCGTGATCATGGCGCTGGGCTGGCTGCCATGACCACGCGCAACCGCGGCGTCCCGCAGCACCCGGTCACGGCCGGCGCGCACGATGCCGAGCTGCGCGAGTGGGACGCGGCCGGCGTCCTGCAGCGCCAGATGGCCCGCCGCCTCGGCTGCTCGCAAGGCACGGTCTGCAACCGCCTCATGTTCCTGCGCGGCGGCTGGGCGGCGGCGGCTGCTGTCGGGATGGAGAAGGTCTGATGCCGCTGTTGCACCGCATCGTCTTGGTCGCCGCCTGTGTCGCGATGGCGGGGCTGGCCGCCGGATGCCTGGCCTTTGCTGCGCTAGCCCTGTCCGGGGGATGGCTGGGCTGATGCACGACCCCGCCCGGCACGACAACCTCAAGGCACCCCGCGGCATCATCAACGCCGTGATGCTGACGCTGGCGGGCATTCTCCTGGGCGTGGTGCTGGTGCCGCTCGTGTTCATCATCTGCGGGGGATGGCGGTGAGCGGTCGGCCGCACATGGCGCAGAGCCGTGCCAAGCTGTCCGAGGCTGGCAAGGCGCGCGCGCAAACGCCGGAGACGCGCGCCAAGCTGGCGGCGGCGCGACTGGGCAAAACTCATACGCCGGAGTCCCGCGCGATCATGTCGGCCGCCCGCAAGGGCAAGCCGTCGCCGATGAAGGGCCGCACGGCATCAGACGAAACACGAGCCAGGAACTCAACGGCCGCCAAGGCCCGATGGGCGGACCCGGAGTGCCGCGCCGTCATGCTGGCCGCGATCAAGCCGCTGCAGGGGCAGCCGACATCAACCTGGACGCCGGAGCGCACCGGGCTGCTGCGGGACTTGTGGCCGGACCTGGCGCTGTCGGCCGCCGACATCGGGCGCAGGCTGGGCGTCAGCAAGGGCGCGGCCGTGTGCAAGGCGCACCGGTTGGGGCTGCTGCGCCGTCCGTCGCCGCTGTCCGCCGCATCGCCGACCCGCAACCGCGGCGGCAACGGCGGGCGTGCCCATACGCCGGAGACGAAGGAGAGACTGCGGCAGATGGCCCTGGCCCGCGCGCCGATGCCAGGGCGCGGCCAGGCCATCAAGGCCGGTATGCCGATGGCCTGGACGCCGGAGAGGCTGGACCTGCTGCGGGCGCTGTGGCCGCGCCTGAACATGACCATGCCGCAAATCGTCGCTCGGGTGGGGCTGGGCCGCAGCACCATCAATCGCAAGGTGCGCGAATTGGAGTTGCCACCGCGCCGGGCGCCCAAAGGCGAAGGCAAGGCGAGGCCGCAGCGCCTTGTGCGGCCGGCCGCGGTGCCGATGCCGGTGGCCGTCGAGAGCATCCCCGCCCCGCCCGATGGCGGCACGACAGGGGATGCTGGTTGCCGGTTTCCGCTGTGGGGCAGCGACCGCACGCCTGGCACGCCGTTCCTGTTCTGTGGGCAGCCGCGGGCACGGGCGCGGTCATACTGCCCGTGCCACGTCGCCGTGTGCTTCGCGCCGCGCGGGCTGGCGGAGGCGGCGTAGATGGCGAGCTGCTGCACGCTGGAGCACATCGCGCTGGGCGTGGCCTGCCCCGCGTGCATTGAGATCGTCGCCGCCTTCGGGCGAGCGGCCACAGAGGCTGGGCTTCGGCCCGGCATGACGGACGTTTCCTCCAACCTTGCCGGCCCGGCGTTGAAGCGCCAGGCCGGCTCTTTTGGGGTCGCATCCGTCGCTGCCTGCACTGCCCGTCCTGCCCTGTCCGTCTCGCACATGGACAATGCACAGGGCACATCATGCGTTCCACTTCCAAAACTACGCCAGGTGTCGCGGTGAGCCACGCCGGCACTCTGACCGACGACATCTGCGGGCTGTTTGCCGGACCGAATGCGGCCAAGCGCATGGCGCAGGCCATCCAGTGCAGCGCCCGCACCTGCGAAAGCTACTTGGCCCGGCGCAGGCGGCTGTCGCTGGACGCGGCCATAGAGCTGGCGGCGCGGGACGAACAGGCAATGACGGCGCTCCTGGCGCGCGTCGCAGCAGCGAGGGCACGGAATGCGGAATTGCAGGCGGCGGTTCGCCAGGGCGCGCATGTGGACGTGGGCGCGGGTATCGAACGCGGCGGTTTGGGTCTCGGAGTTCGCGGGCCGGCGGGCGGACCGGGCCAGGGTGGCGGCGTCGCGGCTGCTGCGACGGTAGAGCGGCGCACTGCTGAGCGTCGGGGGCGAGGCGCATGATTCTAAACCCCTGCCTGCCCGTCCTGCATCACACCGCCGCCACGCTGCGCGCATGGGCTGTGTGGGGGAGAGCGCGGCCTTGGTGGCACGCACCTGCCCGCGCCCTCTCTGGCCCGTGCAGCCGCGCCGCAGCATTGGCCCTGCCCCTCTTGGCCGCGCCTGGCGCCGCCGGGCCTGCCGCCGCGCCTGCCGCGCCCGCGCTGCCGTGGATTGGGGCGCCGGGTTGGGTTCAGAGCGCGCTGCCGTTCGGGCCGGGCGGATACGCGGGCGGGTTCGGCGGCGGATACGCAGGCGGGTTCGGGCTGCTCGACTACTCGAACGGACCTGGTCTAGATCAGCATGAGACTCGGGTGTTTGCTCAATCATATCAACTACTTGCACCTGGTCGAGTGCTCGAAGAAAATCAGAGCGCTCTAGTGCTGGAAAGGGGATCAGAAGTTCTGATTTCCTTGGGGTTCACGCCGACCAACGTGCCGTGCCCGCCATCCGTTGCCGTGGTCGCCGTGGCGCTGGCGGGCGTCGCGGTGGGAAGGCGGCGGCATGGCTCATGACGTTCTGACCATCCACGTCCCCGGCGACATACGGGGCAAGGGTCGGCCGAAGTTCGGCGGCGGTCGCGTCTATACCGACGCCAAGACGCTGAACGCGGAAGCCTGGGTGCGGCACTGCGCCGTCCAGGCCGTTGGCCAGCCGTGCCTAGAGGGGCCGCTGTCATTGGTGGTCAACATCGCGGTGGGCGTGCCGGCGTCATGGTCCAAGCGCAAGCAGGCCGATGCTTTGGCGGGGTTGCTGCGCCCTACCGGACGGCCGGATTTGGACAACACATGCAAGTTAATCGCAGACTCTTTCAACCGAGTTGTTTGGGTTGATGATTCACAACTTGTTTCCATAAGCATTTCCAAGCATTATGGAAAGAACCCAGGCGCCGTTATTGAGGTTGGAACAGTATGACCGAAGAATGGCGGACGATCTCAATTGCTCCATCCTATGAAGTGTCCTGCCTCGGGAACGTCAGGCGCTCCTGTGCCGGGAAATCCACATACATTGGCAAGCCGGTCAACAAGTTTCTTCGAAAGGGTGATCCATATCATCATGTAGTTCTTTGCCTCGGTCAGAGGGGCAATCAAATTACGAGACGCGTTCATACGCTTGTAGCAGATGCGTTTGTAGGCCCACGCCCTTCGATCAAGCATTACGCGCTGCACTGTGACGGGAAGCCACTCAATAACCGTTCGGATAATCTTCGATGGGGATTGCAACATGAAAATATGCAAGATGCCGTCGCACACGGAATGATTCAGAGGGGGGAACAGAAATCACACGCTGTTCTCACAGACGAGCGCGTTCGCATTCTCCGTGCAGCTAAAGCAAGCGGCGTTTGGGGTGCTGTAACCCGTCTCGCGCGGGAGTGGGGCGTTAATCAGGGCGGAGCCAACATGGCAGCGTTGGGTCGGACGTGGAAGCACGTTGCGACCGAACCTGGCGCGGTGCTGGAGATCGGCACGCTATGACCGCCCGCACCCGCCGGATGCCGCCCAAGCCGAGCGCCGCGCACCTGCGGATGGCCGCTGCCATGTTCGCGCCGCCGCCGCGCAACCCGACGCCCACGCTGGACCTGTCCTGGCGCGGCATGCTGGCGTTGCTGCCGGACAAGGTCGTGTCGGGCGAGCTGCGGAACGCGCACGATTGGATACTGCACATCCAGGGCAACGTGGTGTCGGCGCGGAGCCTGGCGCTGCGGCTGTTTGTGGCGCGCGTCGGCGTGCTGCTGGTGCAGGCCGACGACCTTGGCATCACGGCGGACCTGACCGAGCATTCGGCGGGATCGTGGCCCCTGCTGATGACGCTGGGGGATGACGGCGCTTGGGGTGGCACCACCCCTGGATTGCCCTGGCGGCTGGCGGTCGCGGGGACGCGGACGGGTGCGGGGCGGTTGGGGCTGGTGGCGGTGGTGGAGGGGCTGGGGGCATGAGCCGGTTCCTGATGCGAGACGAGGATGGAAATGCCTGCTCGAAATGCGGCGGGTCCGGCGTGCTTCGTAACCTAGTGACGCTATCGCCGTCCGACGATGAACCCTGCCCTTGCACGCAGGATGACGAGGCGGACGATGATGAATAGCGACGCCCTCCCCGCCACCGCCCACGGCTGGCTCCGCCGTCCCGAGATGGACACGCCCGCAGCCGTCGCGTGGGAGATGCCGGGCGGCACGCTGCTGACCGTGCCGCGGGGGTGCGTGCCGGTGGTCGCGCGGGACGGGGCGGTGGTGAGCGTGGGGACGCGGGCTGACCATGATTGAGTTTCTGGCATCTGTTGAAACCGCCGATGCGGGCGCGTTTCCGGAGCCGTCTGAGGTTGGCGAACTGTCCAGGATCATCCTGGCAGGCGCCCAACATGCAAACGCCCAGCTGGCAGGCCGGGCGCGTGCGAAGAAAGAGAGAGATAAAGTGTCAGCATCGACATACGACCACAACCTTCCGAACGCAAGTACGTTTTCGATCACGGAAGGCAAACAGGCCATCTCACCAGACATGGCACGACACATCGTGTCAGAGTTGCGCTATAAAGGTCAGCGTCCAGCTTACCAGCACCACATCGCTTTGCTTTCTGACGCAATGCAGCGTGGTCAGTGGTCGCCGGGCATGCAGATTTCTTTTGGAAGGCTGCCAGACGGGACGTTGCACTTGGTTAATGGGCAGCATCGTCTGCTTGCAGTGGCCGACAGTGGCACCACACAGAACTTCAATTTGCAGATTATGGATGTGGCAGATGGCGCAGAGTTAGCAACTCTCTATAACCGCCATGACGTGACCGCTCTTGGCCGCAGCCTGTCACAAGTCCTGAATGCGACCGGCATTGCTGAGAAACTTAACATTTCGAAGGGTATGACCAAGGCGACCTATGAAGCAGTGGCGCTACTGGAAAATGGTCTGCGTCGCCCAAACTATCAGACTGATCCGGTTAAGACGCGCTCCCCTGACGCTCGTTTTGAAATGGCACGGGCATGGTGGCAGTTTGCAGTCAAGTATGAAGAGCTGCTGCGACCCTGCGCTCCGGCGCTCAAATCGAAGCTGCAAAGCCAAAGCACCGTGGCCGTGGCCTTGGCGACTCTGCGGTATCAGACTGAAAAGGCAGAAGTGTTCTGGCGTGGGCTGGCAGAGAACGATGGACTTCGGAAGGGCGATCCTCGACGGGCGCTCATGGTGGCGCTTTACGAGCGCAGTCTGAACAGCGGCAAGGTTGATGCCAGGATCATCCTACCAGCGAACGCCTGGAACAACTGGTATCAGGGTAAGAGCATCAATACCCTTAAGGTCTTCGCAGAGTCTGAGCCGTTTTTACTCGGTACCCCTTATGTCAGGCGGCGTACGGGAGGTATGGCATGAACCTTCAGCCACTGCCCCTTGCTCTGATCTATTCGTCCCTGTCGCCGGTTCGGGAGTTGCAGCCGGAAGCGGTTGCAACGCTCAAGCGCAGCATGGAGCGACTTGGGTTGCGTATTCCTATCACTGTGCGGTCGGCAATCCGCATACGGGACGGACGCGATGCAGACGTTTGGGAAATCGTGTCAGGTCGGCACCGGGTTGAAGCTGCCCGCAAGATAGGCTGGTCCGAGATCATGGCGGTGGTGACAGACGGCGACGACGTAGATGTCCGTCTGTGGGAAATCGCGGAGAACTTGCACCGTGCCGAGCTGACCGCGCAGGAGCGGGCGGACCATATTGCGGAATGGGTTCGATTGACCGGAGAGAAGCTTAGTGGCGCAGGTTGCGCCACTAAGCCTGGTGCGGGAAGGGGAAGTGAAGGAGGTTTACGTGCCGCGTCGCGCGATCTTGGCATTGACCGCACTGAGGCCCAGCGTGCGGTCAAGATCGCCGGCATTACTCCAGAGGCGCGCGAGGCCGCCGATGCGGCCGGATTGACAACGCAGAGCGCCCGCTTAGAGATCGCCAAGGCAGAACCTGAACAACAGCTCCAGCGCGTGGCTGAAGTGGCAGCGAGCCGAGTAAAGCCGGTGCCGATGCCACTGAATGACATTGAAACAGAGGATCAATGGCGCAGTGCCATGATGCGTCTTTGGAATCGCGCGCCAGACGAATGGCGAGAACGCTTCGTGGAATACGTGCAGCAGCCTGTTTTTGACCAGACGCGAGCGGGTGCAGCATGACCGCGCCCGATCCCATGACGCCCCCAGAGTGCGACCTCCGAGACTACCCTTGGATGCCGCTCGACGTGCGGCGGCTGCTGACCAGCGAAACCTGGATGGTCGGCCCTGCCGAGGGCAAGGTCGCTGCGCTGTCGCTCTGGTGTGAGGCGTGGTGTCAGGTGCCGGCCGGTAGCCTGCCCAACAACGACACGATCCTTGAACACCTGTCCCAAGCCCGCCGGGCTTGGCCGAAGGTGCGCGATCACGCACTGCGCGGATGGGTGCTGTGCAGCGACGGCCGCCTGTATCATCCCGTGGTGGCGGAGAAGGTCAAGGAGAGCTGGGAGCGAAAAATCTCGCAGAAGGACCGGACTGCGGCTGCTCGGAAGGCTAGGGCAGCCAAGCGTGATGGCCATTCAACAGATACGTCCAGCACCCCTGTCACATTGACTGTCACATCCTCTGTCACAGAGATTGTCACAGAAGATCAAGGGAACCGAGAATCCGCAGTGAGTGGTGACAGCTTTGGTCATTCCCAAGAATTAGATCGAAACGAAAAAGTTATCCACAAGCAACAGTGTCGCAACGATCTGACACAACCTGTTGTTATTAAACATCCAGCGTTCTCTGTGACAGAGGATGTGACAGGCTCCAACAGAACAGAACAGAACAGACCTATAGAAAGAAAGAAAGGAAGACCCCCTGTACGCCCCCCCACCGCCGATGCGTCGGCAGAGCCGCCGCCGACACGCACCGAGGCCAGGGGCATTCGATTGCCGGTGGATTGGCAGCCCAGCCCGGCGGATGCGGCGTTCGCGGCTGATTTCGGGCTGGACGTAGCCGCGTCGGCTGCGGAGTTTCGGGACTACTGGCACGGCGTTCCAGGGGCCAAGGGTCGCAAGCTGGACTGGCCGGCGACGTGGCGGAACCGCTGCCGGGAAAGGGCTGCACGGCTTGGCCAGCGGTCGGGACGCCGGGAGACGCTCAGCGAGGAACGCCGTCGCAAACTCGGCATCACTTCGCGCTTCGATGAGTTGGATACCCCCGTAATCTTGGACACGGAGGCCGCGCATGTCCGCTTCAATTAGCCTCGTGCCACGCATTGAACTTTGGCTGGAGGGGCTTGCAAACCTGACCGTCGCTGGGTCCGCGACGGTTGACGCCGAGCGTGTTACGCTGATGGCCGGAATGCTCGCCAGGGACGGCTTTCCGCCTGGAGCGTTCAACACGGACTCGATGCACCACGTCACCCTGGGACAGCGCTTCTTCCCTGCCTACGACGACGTGCGCCGCGCCTTGCGTGCCTGGTGCGACGCGAACCGGGCCGCGACGCTGGCGTTGCCGGACCCGAACCAAGGCATGGACCAGATGGACCGCTCTTGGGTGGCGTTCTGGCACAAACGCCGGGGCGAAATCTTCGGGCAGGACGTGAGCCAAGCTGCGGCAGAGGCGGCGCTCACCACCGTGTCCAGTCTAGTCCGGTCAAGGTCCGCGAAGGCATGGGCAGCCATCAGCGGCGACGGTCAGCCGATAGCCACGGGCTACCCGAGCGAAGCGTCGGTTTCCTACGTCACGCGCCTGTTGCGCCCCGAACCGCAAGGTAGCCAGCCCCGATACGAGGTCGTGGAGGCGCCGCTCCCATTCCGCGACGTGACGGCCAAGGGTGACGACCTGATCCGCATCCGGGGCAAGGCGCTGGAGCGGACGGCTGCCGTCGTCACAGACCGCGGAGACTGGGCATGAAAACCACCCCACCACCCCGCCCCGCCGCCGCCACGGACCGGGCATGAGCAACCCTACCCCGGCGCGTCACGCTCCAGCCGCTCAATCAGCGCGGCACGAGACGGATCGCCCTGCCGCGCCGCACGGGCGTCCAGGCGGGCCAGCACGGCGCCTGGCAGCTCGACCGCGCCGACACGGTATGCGAGCCGCTGCGCCCGCTTGCGCTCGGTGGACGACGCGCCTGGCGCAGCGAGGCCTGCGGTGCGCGGCCGACCGCGGGGGCGCTTGGGGGCGTCGGTCATGCGTAAACATCGCCCTTAATCGGATACGCGGCAGCGAAACGGCACCATGCGGCTGCTTGAGCCTGCGGCAACATGTCTGCGAGTTCTTCGGTCATGGCACGGGTCGCATTGTTGGCCAACGCAAGAGCGCGGTTAGCGTTGGTGTTGGCAACGGCCAGGGCATCGGTCAGACGCGATGGGATTGGCTCTGCCGCTTGCAAAGCCATCGCGATCTTCTTGGTGACGGTCAGCAGATCGCCAGTCGTGAGACGCAGCAGCTCGCGAGTGATCTCGGCGTGCAGGGCGTCGTAGGAAGCATCAAGATCGGTCATTGGAGCAGTCCTTGCTGCCGGGGCACCATCGCCGTCCGGTGGATGATATGTGCCATGGCGCTAAACCGGACGCAAGGAGTATTTGCAGACATGGCGCAAAATGTTCAGGGCGCCGCCACGGACCGGGGAGGCCGGGCGTGAGCGCTGGGAGGGTAGAACTCTTGCTGGCCATACTGGATGCCGAGGTGACGGCATTGCGGACCAGCGCCGCCGAAACCCGGCGTGGTATTTCTTGCGGGGTCTTTATGGCATCCGCAGAACCCATTGCGATGATCCAGACGCTCCAGGCGGATAGTCTGCGGCGGATCATTGACGCATTCGACGCCGCCCCGAACCCCACGCGCGCGGTCCCGGCGGGAGGCGGGCGTTGAGCGGGGGCATGCGCCGTCTCATCACGGCGCTGCTGCACGCGGGTTACGTGGAGGCGATGGCCCACATCGCGTCGCTGCCTGGACCAGTGCGCCCCGTGCCGCCTGCGTCGCGTCTCTGGGACAATCGTCCATGACCGCCGACGCCCCGCTGCCGACCGACCCCACCCCGAATGGCAACATCTTTACGATCACCGGTTCCGAACTGGACCCGTTGCGTCGGTTGCCGCGCCGGCCCGTGCGCGTGCGATGGGCGATGGCGGACGTGCGGTGGCTGAAGTGATGACCCCCGCCCTTCAAGCACCCCGCCCGCCGCACAGGAGCGCCGCCAGGGCCGTCCTGGGCACCGGGGCGCTACCATGCACGCGCCAGGGCGTCAGGCGGGCTGCTGCGGCCTCTGCGCCGGTTCTGTCCATCAACGACCCGAGGCCCGCATGACCGACGCTCCCGACGCCAAGGCTGCCGACATGATGGGCATGTGCCAGCGCATCGTTGATGCCCATGACGCCATGAGCCAGGAAGCCATCCCTGGCCAGGGTCCGATTCAGGTCAGCCTGATGCAAGCCGCCGGTCTGTTCGCCATCGCCAGCGGCTTGCAGGAAATCGCTGCTGCCATTCGGGAGAGCCGCAATGCCAAGTGACCCCGACGCACGCACCCCGCCGCACGACCGCGGCGCCCCGATGTCGGACGATCCGGTCGGGCCGCCGCGCCAGCCGCGCGACGACGCGCCGCGCTGCCTGCCGCCTGATGATCGCTGGAAGCAGACCGTGCGCGCCATCTACGACGATCTGCATTTCGGCCCCGACAGCGTTTTCCAGGGTCAGCAACGACTTGCCAGCAGGATCGTCATGATGATTGAGGCGCGGCACCCGGACTACTTCTGCGCGGCTACGGAGGCGACCGATGCCCAATAATTCCGATGCCCGCACCCTGCCGCCTGACCCTAGCGTGCCGGGGCTGTGGTGGGTCCGGCGCAGCCGGCAATGGGAAGTTTGGAGATGGTGCGCTGATGGCCGGTTCTGGGTGATCGGGACGGATTACCGCACTCCCATGGATGTCCACGAGTATGGCTGGCGCTGCATCGCTCCCGCCGTGCCACCAGAGGTCCCCAGCCAAGCCGCTGCACCTATCCCAGAGGCCGCAGCCCTGCACGCTGAGTTGGAGGCTGTGCGCTATCAAATCAGGCTTGCAGTTGCAGCCCTGAACCAAGCCCCAGACCTGCCCGATGGCCGCGTCACCCGCGCGCAGGCCGACGCCATGCGGCTCGCCAACGTCCTGGCCTGGACCTTCCTGACGGACGGCAAGGACCCGCCCAGCAAGCGTCGCGCTTCTGAGGCGCCTGATGTTTCCAGCGATGCAGCCTGGCACCCAACCCCCAACTAGGAGCCATCCCATGCGCCTCCCCATCGCCCTAGCCCTCCTCGCACTGACCGCCGCCGCCCCGGACGACAACCGGCTCGTCATCGCGTTCGCATCCGGCTCGCACGCCCTGTCGCCGGTGGCCCGTGCACAGCTTGACCTGGCCGCCGGGCTTTATCGGGACGCGCACCCGCACGTCATGTTCGCTGCCGGGCATAGCGACGCGACGGGCGGCGAGTTCGGCAACCTAATGCTGTCGGCGCGGCGCGGCATGGTTGTGAAGCAGGCGCTGATGGCGCGCGACGTGCCGGCGGACCGGCTGCTCGTGCGGGCGCTGGGGGCGTCGGAGTTGGCCGATCCGGGCGATCCCGCGGGGGCGGGGAACCGGAGGGCGGTGGTGACGTGGCGGTGATGCGGCTGACGAAGCCACAGACGAACGCGCTGCGGCTTGCCAATTGTGGCGCCCTGCGTTGGGACCGTAAGCACTGCCTGTGGGGACACGCTGGCGTGGGCGTGCAGGTGATTCACCGGGCAACGGTGCTGGCGTTACAGTGGCGTGGGTTGATTGACCATGGATCGGTGCGCGAAACGCTACGGGCGCTGTCTGGCGAGCCGGCGGGTTACGTGGAAATGCCAGCGATGCTGCCGACCGACGCCGGGCGTACTTGGTATGAGGCTAACCCATGACCTCACTTGACTGGTTTGCCATCGCTTTGCCGGTGTTCGGCCTGTTGCTGGGCTATGGCTACGTTAGGCTGCTGAGATGGCAAGATGATCGCGATGCCGCGCACGCGAAAGCCGAATTAAGGAAATTGAGGACGAACCCGTGACCCTAGCCACCCTCCTGACCCTCCTGGCCGCTCCCGCCGTCTGGGACGTGACCGCGCTCCAGCCGCCGACGATCTGCCAGGCGCTGCCCGATCCCGTGTGCGTCGTGCGCGACGCGAGCGACGTGCTGGTGCTCTACGGCGCCACCATCAGGCCGCTCCCCAATCCGGGCGGCATGGATGCGTGGCGGCAGGCAAATGCGCGGGTGGCGGATGCTGCGGCGCTGCGGCGGGACCGGGCGGGGCGGGCGGGTGATGGGGTAGGGGGCGGATGATGCAGGTCGTGCATAGTTATGCAAATGAAGAAGCAGGAGCGTAGACATGCACGAGCGCATTCTAGCCGGACTTTACGCAGCATTTTTTCTGAATATAGCGTTTATATTCTGGGCCATATGGCCCATAAGCGGCTTGCTTGTGCTTATGATGTTTGTGGTGTTTCTTATGGGCAGCGCGATAGTGGCGATCAAGAACTATTATCGCGGGATGAACCCGTCTAGTTTGCCTAAGCCCAATACCGATGATGCGCCATGACCGCAGACGCGCGCATCGGCCTGTCCCACCCCGGGGGCGACGTGGGGCACGACGAGCGCCGCACCGGCTGGCGGCTGGGCGTGGCTGCCGTGTGGCGGCTGATGCAGCGCCAGTCCGCGCCGTGCCGGGCGTGCATGGCGCTGGTGGAGCGGTTGGGGAACGAGGGGCCAAACCCTGTTATTGGGGTCCAACAAGGAAAGGCCGACTGATGAACGCCATAGTTCGCACACCCGACGCGCCCGCTGACCTCGAACAGGACGCCCTGGACCGCATGGCCCGCAACCGCGCCCAGCCGGCCCGGCGCATGGGCAGCTTGGCACGGCCCGCAACCGTGCCAGGACCGCCGCCAGAGGCGTTCCGGGAGGCGGTGATGGCCAAGGCCGTCCAGGATGCGCGGGACGCCCTGGCGCGCGCCGATTGCGACATGCGGACCACAGTGGGCAAGGTGTTCCGGGAGCGGACGCGGCGCGTGAAGATGCGATGCCAGCGCGCCTTGGCCGACGCGGAAAAGTCGTTGCAGGCTGAGGTGCGAGGCGAGGCGCTGGCGGACGCAGTTTTGCGGCAAGATCAAGTGGAGATCGGACAGAACGGCATACCGATCTCACTGCGGGAAGCTCGCGTCGTGGTGCGCGACGGCAAGCGTGCTGAGGTCGTGACGGCACTGGACTGGCTCCTAAGCCGCAAGAGCATTGACGGCATCGCCCATGCCGGCGGCGTACGATACCGAACTGCGTATGAGGCCGCGCACCTTGACATGTATCCCATCGGGTTGGGCGGCGACGAAGCCGGCAGCAAGGGCGTACCGTCGTCGGGCAACCGGAGGATAGAGCACGCGGTGGCGCAGTCGCGCGACCTGGATGCGATGCGGTCCTTGTTGGCGCCCGATGCGCTGGCTGTAGTGGAAGCCGTGGTGATTGAGGGGCGCGACGTGCGCGGCTGGGCGGCGTCGCGCGTGACCGGCAAGCGGACCGGCACCGATCCAGCCATTGCGATGGGCACGCTCAAGACGGCGCTGGGGGTGTTCGGGCGGATGCGGTAACGTGCCCGAAATGCCTCTCAAATCGCATGTTGACGACAGGCGCGTGCATATGCAGTGTCAACCAACACTGGGGGTTTGAGGCTGGACCTCGCCCCGTAGCCGCCTGATCCCATCCGAGGTGCCGTATGGCCCGTAAGCCGCCGGCACCTTCCGCTGAGCCGCCTGCCAAGCCCAAAATTGAACGCAAGGCCACATCCGGCACGCGCCGCGGCAACGGACCGGGCTGGGGCGGCGCGGCCAAGGGCGCTGGGTCCGATGTTCTACCGGCGCCGCCGTTTGAGGTCGGAAACCAAGTAGCCGCCGGCCCGCACGATTACAGCCGTGATGATTGGCGGAGATTCTGTCTTGGCGTGTGGCACGCGGTTGCCAACGATCAGACGCAGCCCGGCACCGCACGAAGCCTTGCTGCCGAGAAAGCCTATGACCGGGTGGTGGACGCGCCCAAGACCCGCGTGGAGCTGGGCGGTCCGAACGGCGGCCCGATCCAGTCGGTCGGCATCACCACGAACGATCCTGTTGAGGCCGCGCGCATCTACCAGCAGATCATCAGTGGAACCTGACTTCGATTTCCGCGCGCCGGACTACGTTGGCGTGTTCCAGCAGCGACTTGAGGTGCTGGCTCGCATTCGGGCCAAGCCATCAAGCCTTCCGGCTCTCAAGGCTTACTACCGCGCCAACCCGGCGCAGTTCATCACGGACTGGGGTCTGACGACCGATCCCAAGAACGTGGAGCGCAACTTGCCGGCCACCGTGCCTTTCATCTTGTTCCCCCGCCAGCGCGAGTGGGTGGAGGCCGTGGTTGAGCAGTGGCGGGGCGGTGAGCCGCTTCTAACCGAGAAGACCCGGCAGATGGGCTTCTCTTGGCTGTCCATGGCGACGGCCTGCACGCTGTGCCTGTTCAATCCCGGCATGTCTATCGGCTTTGGGTCGCGCAAAGAGGAATACGTTGACCGGATCGGCGACCCGAAGTCGCTGTTCCAGAAGGGTCGTGCCTTCATGTCGGGATTGCCGCCTGAGTTCCAGGGCGGATGGACGCTGGGTGTCAACGCGCCCCACATGCGCCTGACATTCCCCGAGACCGCCGCCAGCCTGACCGGCGAGGCCGGCGATAACATCGGACGCGGCAACACCACGAGCATCTACTTCGTGGACGAGGCCGCCTTCCTGGAGCGCCCGCACTTGGTAGAGGCGTCCCTGTCGCAGACCACGAACTGCCGGGTTGACATCAGCACGCCCAACGGCATGGCCAACCCGTTCGCGCAGAAGCGCCACAGCGGCAAGGTCCGGGTGTTCACCTTCCATTGGCGGGCCGATCCCCGTAAGGACGATGCCTGGTACGCCAAGCAGGTGTCCGAGCTTGATGCGGTGACGGTCGCGCAGGAGCTGGACATCAATTACAGCGCCTCCGTTGAAGGGGTGCTGATACCGTCCAAGTGGGTGCAAGCTGCCGTGAACGCGCACCGCAAACTCGGCATCGCGCCGACCGGCATCCAGTTCGGGGCGCTGGATGTGGCAGACGAAGGCAAGGATACGAACGCCTTCTGCGGCGCGCACGGCATCCTCGTTGACGTGCTTGAGGAATGGTCGGGCCAGGGCAGCGACATTTACCGCACAGCCCAAAGAGGGATTGGCCTGTGCGACGAGCATGGCTACCGCTTGCTGCGCTATGATGCTGACGGTCTGGGAGCGGGCATTCGCGGCGACGCCCGCACCATCAACGAGGAGCGAATGCGCCAGGGTCGGCCCCAAGTGGCCGTTGAGGCGTTCCGCGGATCGGCCGGCATCGTGAACCCGGAGGCGCAAGACGTGAAGGGTCGCAAGAACGCCGACTACTTCGCCAACTGCAAGGCGCAGTCCTGGATGGGGCTGCGATCCAGGTTTGAGGCCACCCACCGCGCTGTGAACGAAGGCGCGTCAGTGCCGCCGGACAGCATCATCAGTCTGTCCGGCTCCCTGTCGCACCTGTCGCGTTTGTGCAGCGAGCTATCGCAGCCGACCTACACGATCAATGCAGTGGGGAAGATCGTTGTGGACAAGACCCCCGAAGGCGCCAAGTCTCCCAACCTGGCCGACGCCGTGATGATCCGCTTTGCCAGCGTGACGCGCCGCATGCCGGTGTTCACCTCAGAAGCCCTGGCTCTGATCTAGCCCATGTGGCCGTTCACCCGTCCGCCGCTGCCGACGATCCGCGCCGAACCCACTCTGCCCCCGCGTCCGGCGCGCACGCTCCGCCTTACCGATGCCGCCCTGTCCATGCTGCCGCGTGACGCTGCGGCCCCGCAGGCGACGCCCTGGACCATCCCCAAGCCGCCACCTGGCACCGCTCCCCAAGGCGCCGGCATGGCGATGGACCGTGAGATTGCCGACCTCTACGCCTATGCCGACCAAGGCAGCGCCGCCGAAGGGCTGGTGTTCCTGGGTTATCCCTACTTGGCCGAGATGGCGCAGCGGGCTGAATACCGCATCGTGGCCGAGACGTTCGCCAAGCAGATGACCCGCAAGTGGGTCCGGCTGCACGCCAGCGGCAACAAGGACCGCAACGAGCGGCTGACCGAGCTGCGGAACGCCTGGGACGCCATGGGCGTGCAGGCCGCCATCCGGGAGGCCCTGGAACACGACGGCCTGTTCGGACGCGGGCAGGTGCTGCTGGACACCGGCCGGCTGGACGACCTGGACGAAATGGCCGCGCCGCTCACCCTTACGCCGCAGAAGGTCGGCAAGGGCGGATTCAAGGGCCTCAAGGCGGTGGAACCAGTATGGACCTACCCAGGCAGCTACAGCGCCACGAACCCCATGCGGTCCGATTTCTACCGTCCGCAGATCTGGTATATGCAGGGCAAGCCGGTCCATGCCACGCGGCTGCTGGGCATGGTGTCCCGCCAGGTGCCGGACATGCTCAAGCCGGCCTATGCGTTCGGCGGCCTCTCGCTGTCCCAGATGGTGCAGCCCTCCGTCAACAATTGGCTCAAGACGCGCCAGGACGTGTCGGACCTGATTGAGTCGTTCAGCGTGCAGGTGCTGTCCACCAACATGGCCGCAGTCTCCATGCAGGATGGCGGCGGCCTGGATGCCATCGGTGCTATCGGGATGCAGGGCCTCGTGAACCGTGTGGAAATGTTCACACGCTTTGCCCGCAACCGCGGCGTGTTCATGGTGGACAAGGACTCGGAAGCCTTCTCCAACGTCAGCGCCCCGCTCGGCACGCTGGATCACCTCCAGGCGCAGGCGCAGGAGCATATCGCGTCCGCCGCCGGCATCCCGCTGGTGATCCTGCTGGGCATCACGCCGTCCGGGTTGAACGCATCCAGCGACGGGGAGATACGCGCTTTCTACGACCGCGTGCGCGGGATGCAGGAGGCGGTGGTGCGGCCGGTGCTGCAAACGGTGCTGACGCTTACGCAGTTGAGCCTGTGGGGCGAGGTTGACCCGGCCATCGGTTTCGACTTCGAGCCGCTGTGGGAGCAGTCGGAGGTGGAGCGGTCCACGATCCGTCAGACCAACGCCGCCACGGCAGTGACCTACATTGAGGCGAGCGTCATCTCCAACGAGGAAGAGCGGGCGCGACTGGCACGGGAGGACGGTGGGCTATGGGATGGGCTGGACCTTAGCGAGCCACTGGCCGCCGAGCCTGAAGATGACGGGGGCATGGACCTGTTGCGGGCGGCGCTGGGCGAACCCGCCGCCGCCGCCTGATGCTCGCCTGCGATGCGGTTGACCGTCCCCGCTTGGTCGCCCCCACGAAGAAGCCCGTCACGCTTGCGCCCGTGCGTCCCAACGCCGGCCTGACCGCAGCCTACCAGGCCCGCCTGACGCGGATGCTGGATGAGATGCAGGCCAGCCTGACCTACTGGCTCAAGGCGGCATACCGCGCCACGCCGCCCGAGATGGCGCAGGACAAGTCGCCGGCCCGCACGCTGCAAGACGCCTTTCGCAAGCTGTCGCGGCGGTGGCTACGAAAGTTTGACGAACTGGCGCCGGAGTTGGCCGTATGGTTCGCGCAGAACGTCGGGGACAGGTCCGATGCGGCGCTCAAGGGGTCGTTGAAGCGCGCGGGATTTACCGTCCCCTTCCGCGTCACTGCCGAGGTTAACGACGTGCTGCAAGGGTGTATTGGGGAGCAGGTTGGCCTGATCCGCTCCATAGCCCAGCAACACCTCACGGAAGTTGAAGGCTTAGTGAACCGCAGCGTCCAACAGGGCCGGGACTTGGGGTATCTCTCCAAAGAGCTTGAAGCCAGGTATGGCGTGACGAAGCGGCGAGCGGCGTTCATAGCATCTTCGCAGAACAACATGGCGACGGCGACGATTACGCGGGCGCGGCAGGCGAGCTTAGGGATCACGCGGGCTATTTGGTGCCACTCAGCCGGCGGTCGGGTTCCCCGTCCCAGCCATGTCAAGGCCGGTAAGGACCGGCTGCAATATAACGTGGCAGAGGGCGCGCTGATTGATGGCGAGATGATTTATCCAGGGCAGCTTCCGCGATGCCGGTGCGTGAGTAAGTCGGTCATTCAGGGATTTTCTTGAAGTCCTTTAAAGTTGATAAGGCATTATCTTTGATCTTTTTCATCATATAGGATCGGAAATATTCTTCTTCTATCCACTCCGCGTAAGATTGGGATTCGTAGTGCTTTCGTTCTGGATACCAATCTTCTTGCTTGTATGATCTTTCCGTCACTTTAAAAAACCGTGGCATGACCGCCTCCAGCATTGACGCTTCACCATAACACGAGGCATTTTTCAATGCCAGAAATGTCTCAAGACCGCCTTGCGCTGGACCGCGCCGCGTCCAGCCGCCGCATTGACCAGGACGGCCACTTGCACGTCAGCGACATGCCGATCAGCAAGGCCAACGTCTGCGGCTACTACGGACGCGAGATACCCGCCGCCGACGCGCTGGGGTTGCAAACTGACCGCATCTACCAGTTGCTCCGCGATCCCGAGGAGCTGGCCAAGGCTGTCGGCACCTTCAACGGCAAGCCGCTGCTGTCTGTCCACAAGCCGCAAACTGCTGCGGATCACGACCACGAAATCACGGTTGGTGCCGTGCAGAACGTCCACTGGGACCCGCCTTACCTGCGCGCCGGAGACGCCACCGTGTGGGATGCCGATGCCATCAAGGGCATCCAGGACGATAGCCAACGCGAGGTCAGCAGCAGCTACCGCTACGACGCCGATATGACGCCCGGCACCTACGACGGCGTTCGCTACGACGGGGTGATGCGGAACATCCGCGGCAACCACGTCGCCTTTGTCGAAGCCGGACGCGCCGGCAGCGACGTGATCGTGGGCGATGCCGCCCTGAAGTCTATCCCCAACCCTCAACCCAAGGAGCGCGCCCCATGGCGAAGCCTCTCACCCGACAGGCCGCCCGTACGATGGGCGCGCTGCAAGTTTACCTGACGCCCAAGCTGGCGCAGGACGCGAAGGTTGCGCTGTCTCCCCTTCTGGCAGGCGTCACGGGCAAGACGTGGAAGGCCGACAAGCCCAAAATCAAGGTCGCCCTGGACGCTGCCGTGAAGGGCAAGCTGGCCAAGGACGCCGACCTTGAAGACGTGATCGAACTGCTGGACACCCTGGACGACGTGGCCGACGAGGTTGCGGAGGTGGTGGCTGGCGAGGGTGCCGCCGATCCCGTCGCCAAGGATGAAGGCGAGCTGCCCGCCAAGGTGATGGAGTTCCTGACGGGCAAGCTGTCCGCCGAGGACTTGGCCGCGCTCAAGGCCATGCTGGCGCCGTCTGCCGACCCCGCGTCCCCGGCCGCCCAGGACGATGGCAAGGGCAAGCCCGCGCCGATCACCAAGGCCGCGATGGACGCTGCGATCACGCTGGCGGCCGACGCTGCCGCCAAGAGCGCCCAGGACGCGACCATTGCGCGTCTGAGCGCCGCCCGTCAGGCCGAGCGGGACGTGCAGCCCTTCCTGGGCGCGCTGGACGCCGCGCCCGATACGGCGGCTGCGATCTACAAGCTGGCGCTGGACGCCCAAGGCGTGGACCTGACTGGCCTGCCACCCGAGGCATACGGCGCCGTGCTGCGGGCGCTGCCCAAGCCGGGAGAGGCCAAGCCGCAGGCCAGCAAGGTGGCGATGGACGCCACCACCACCGCCGCTTTCGACAAGCGGTTCCCCAACGCCAACCGCTTGGCCCGATAAGGATTAGATCAGGCGGCCTTGCCAGCGCGCCCACTCAACCGGGTGCTTCGCGCCTTTGGAAGAGTTGCACCGATGGCAAAGGAGTTGAATATTGCGCCTGTCGTTTGATCCTCCTTTGGTTAAGGGCAAAATATGATCAGCATGGAAACTATCGCTTAGTTTTTGGCGACACTCCGCGCATTTGTTACGCTGTAGTCTCCTAATATCCTCAAGGTCGGCCCGTGTATGGGCGCCTGGCGCATTTCGTTTCCGTGCCCGGCGTGCGGATTCAACGGTTCGCTTCAGCGCACGGCAGGAATCAGGGTTCTGTTCACGGTATCGCTTTGCAGCCTCTAGTCTAGCTTTGCGCTGCCGAAGATATCGAGATTGTTGATAGACGCGGATTTTCTCCGCATTGACAACGAACCATGCCAGCTTATTCGCCTTTCTTTGATCTTCTGTTAGCCGAGGCGGTGGCCCTGGTCGCTTCAAGCCTCGCTCGCGTCGTGCCTTCTTTTGCCGTGTCAGTATGTTAATCCGCTGCTCTTGATATCGCTGCCTGCTCCATTCAACGCCCTTCTGAGCGTGCAAGTTCTTGTTTTGCTGGGACACGCAATGGACGCATTTTCCGTTGGATGTAAACCTTTCAGGATCATGGCCGTGTTTGCACGGCGCATTTGATGCGTAAGTCTTCAACCCCTGGGCTTTCGCTTCATCCCTGTTCACTTCGAGCGATCCTCTGCTTCCACGTTCATACTATAGCAGGATGAAATGAATGTTTCCTAATCAAGTCAACACCACCCAGGCGCCCGGCGTCGAGGGTGACTTCGCCAGCGTCAACCCGCGCCACTCGCTCCTATCGGTTCCCGGCGGCTTCCTAGCGGGGCCGCAGGGCCTGACCATCGGGCGCTTCGCCTGGACCGATGCCACCGGCACCATCCTGTCCAACACCGGCACGGGCGCCCCGGCCTGCTTCATCCACCGTGCCATGCAGGGATCGTTCAACCCCTACGCGGTCGAGGGCGGCATGACGATCCTACCCGGCCAGGGTGTCGGCGAGATGTTCGACGGCGGCGACTTCTTGGCGCGCAACACCGGCACGTCAGCGTCCACCCGCGGCATGAAGGCGTTCGCCAGCACCACGGACGGCAGCGTGTCTTTCGGGGCGCCGGGCGCCACCGTAGCCGGGTCTGTCGAGACCCGCTGGTTCGCCGCCACGCCGGCTGCGGGCGGCGAGCTGGTCAAGATCACCACCATGCAGCTCGGTTAAGGAGCGGATGCCATGAAGCACAATCCAAGTTTCACCCGCGACGCCGCGCGCTTGGAGCGCGAGTGGGGCATCGTCCCCGCGCTGGCGCTGGACTACATGCCCGACGAGTTCAGGTCCGACTTCGGCTTGGCGATGGACGCGCAGCCTACGCTCGTCACGGTGCCCAACGGCGGCATCCCGACGTGGCTGACCGCCTATTTCGACCCCGAGGTGGTGCGCGTGTTGCAGACCCCGAACAAGGGCGCGCAAATCTACCCCGAGAAGAAGAACGGCAACTGGACCAGCCAGACCGCCTTCTTCACGGTGGTGGAGAACACTGGCGAGGTCAGCAGCTACGGCGACTTCAACAACAACGGCATCAGCGACGTGAACGCCTCCTTCGTGGAGCGCGACGCCTACCTGTTCCAGACGCACATCATCTACGGCGACCTTGAGGTGGAGCGCGCCGGGTTGGCGCGGCTGTCCTGGATCAGCGAGAAGCAGGTCAGCGCCGCCAAGACCTTGGACAAGTTCCTGGATTACACCTACCACTTCGGCGTCGCCGGGCTTCGCAACTACGGCTGCCTGAACGATCCCGGCCTGTCCCCGGCGCTGACGCCCACCACCAAGGCCATCGGCGGCAGCAAGTGGGTCAACAACGGCCAGTTGACTGCCGATCCGCGCGAGGCGTTCGCGGATTTCCAGTTGCTCTATGCCGAGCTGCTGACGCAGAGCGCCGGTCTGATTGACCAGGACACCAAGATGAAGGTTGTGCTGCCCAACACGGTGGCCAGCGCGCTGACGGCGGTCAACCAGTTCAACGTCCAAATCCGCGGGCTGCTGAAGGATGGGTTCCCGAACCTAGAGATCATCGTGGACCCCCGCTATGCGACGCCAGCCGGCAACATCATGCAGCTTATCGCTACCGAGTTCGACGGCAACGCTACGGGCTACTGCGCCTTCAACGAGAAGCTGCGCGATCATCGGTTGGTGCCGGATACGGCTAGCTTCAAGCAGCGGAAGACATCCGGCACCTGGGGCGCGGTGATCCGCTACCCGCAGGCCGTTGCTACCATGATCGGGCTGTAGCCCATGGCGGCGACCGTGGACGTGTGCTGCAAGCTGCCCAACGGGCTGCACCTGACCGTATTCCGCATGGAAGGGCATGTGGAGCCGGTCATGGGTGGTGGCAGCCGCACCGTGCAGCGCGCGGTCGCGGATGGGCGCGTATCCATCCGCGGCGTCGGTCGCCGCGGCTTTGACGACCCTCGCATCGTCGGCGGCTATGCCGTCACGCATGGGGTGGACGCTGCCATCTGGGCGCGCTGGCTGGAGCAGAACCGTGACAGCGACGTGGTAAAGAACCGGCTGATCTTCGCCGATGAGAAGCCTGGCATGGCGACCGGCAAGGCCAGGGAGCAGGCCGAAATCCTGTCCGGCCTGGAGCCGCTGAACCCCGACAAGCTGCCCCCCGAGTTCGTTCGCAGCAAGATCGAAAAAGCCCCGCGCCCGCCTGTTTGAACGAAAGGACCCCACCATGCCCGACACCATCACTGTTGCCTCCCGCCTGCCCATGGCCATCCGCATGGCCGTGGAGGACCACCCTCCCGTCGTCATCAACGGCAGCAACCACCGCGAGGCGCTGGATGGCGCCGGCCTCACCGAGGGCGTGGATGCCGAGGCGTTCGACGCTTGGATGAAGCTGCACGAGAAGTCCGACGCGGTGCGCGACAAGCTGATCCAGAAGGTCGAGCCGGCCAAGGTGGACGAGGCCAAGAAGGCCATGCCCCAGCCTGCCGCCACCCCCGTTGCTGCTGCACCCGCAGCGCTGCCCGCGCCGACCGAGCGGGCTGACGTGGCCGACCTCAAGGCCATGAAGGACAGCAAGATCGCGCCGTCCACGCCCGCCGCCGCGCCGCCGGCCTAACCCGTGCCCGCCGTCCCGTTCGTCTATGCGGATTGGGCTGGCATGTTCCCGGAATTCACCGGGCGCGTGGCGGCCCCGCAGGCGACCGGGTTCTTTGCGCGCGCCGGGCTGATGCTGCCCAACAGCGACACGGGGCCGGTTGCTGATCCGGCCACTCGCACAGCGATGCTCTACCTCGTGACCGCGCACATGGCGCAACTGCATGGATCGATTGCGCCAGGGCAGGGGCCATCAGGCTTGGTCGGCCGCGTGAGCAGCGCAGGCGAGGGGTCGGTGTCCGTCAGCGCAGACATGGGACCGGTCACGGCGCAGTCGGCCTACTGGCTGCAGACGCCCTACGGTGCCGAGTTCTGGCAGGCCATGGCCCCCTACCGCCTGGGTGCCCGCTACGTGCCGCCGCCGCGCCGTCCCGGCCTCGGCGTCATGGGCCGCTGCTGATGGCCGGCATGACCGGCGGCAAAAAGCTGGACGCCTACCTCAAACAGATCGCGGGCAGGATCGAAGCTCCCGGCACGTTGCGCGTGGGGTTCCTGGAAGGCGCGACCTACCGGGACGGCACCAGCGTGCCCATGGTGGCCGCCATCCAGGAGTTCGGTGCGCCCGCTAAGGGCATTCCGCCGCGGCCCTACTTCCGCAGCATGATCGCGCAACGCGCACCTGAGTGGGGCGGCATCCTGGCCGGGCTGCTGGTGACGCACGGCTATGACGGCGAGACGGCTTTGCGCCTGATGGGTGACGGCATAGCCGGGCAGTTGCGGGACAGCATTGTGGCGTTGACCGCCCCGCTGCTGGCCCCTGCAACCATCGCTGCCAAGGGCAGCGCCAAGCCCTTGGTTGATACCGGGCACATGCTGAACAGCGTGGATTACGCGGTGGATACCAAATGAATACGATTCGCGCTTTCCTGCGCCGTCTGCTGGCATTGCTCACACCGCCTGCACATGGCCCGATCCCGGCAACCAGTCTGAATATCCCGATGCCCGCCGGTACAAAGCCACCGCCCGCCCTCCGTCAGCCGCCCCCGATGCGGGAGGTCACTAAGGGCTGGTTCACCATGCGCGAAGAGCCGAAGACGGTTGAACAGCTACGGCAGGCTGACGGATGAACCTGCACGGCATCGTTCGCGGCGCAATCAACAGCGTGAACCCTGACGTGCCCTGCACCGTGCAGCACAGCGCCGGGTCCACTACGGCGCCGGACGGCAAGCGCATACCGACCTATGCCGCTCCCGTGTCCATGATGGCGCAGGTGCAGGCGCTGACCACACGCGACCTGATGCAGTTGTCCGGGCTGAACATCCAGGGCAGCACGCACAAGGTTTACCTGTCCGACCCGATCAACGGCGTGGTGCGCTCCAGCCGCAAGGGTGGCGATCTCATCACGTTGCAGGACGCCATCCACGGAACGCAGTCGTATCTAGTAACGGCAATTTTAGAACAGTGGCCTGACTGGACTGCGGTTACTGCTACTTTACAGTCCCCTTAGTTGTGATAGACTCTTTCTATGTCGCACCACTATGTCTATTACCACTGCAAGCCAGACGGAGTTCCATTCTACGTCGGTAAGGGTTCTGGAAAAAGAGCGTCAACTATCTATAGTAAAAATAGGAACGCCTGGTATAGATCGGTTGTTGCAAAGTATGGTGCTGACTCAATAGCTGTTCGCGTCGTCTATTGCGCGTCAGAGCAGGATGCATACGCCTTAGAGATATCAGAGATTGCACGCTTGCGCGCTGAGGGGTGCGATCTCGTAAATTTTCACTTTGGAGGAAGAGGTGGCACTACTCCTTGTGCTGAGACAAGGGCCAAGATGTCTGCCGCAGCCCAAAGGCGTCCTCCAAGGTCCGATGACGTTCGCGCAAGAATTTCAGCCTCATTAAAAGGAAAGCCTAAGTCGTTAGAGCATGTGACACGAGTTGCGGTTGCTTTAGCGGGCCGAAAGGTTTCAGAGACTGAGAAAGGCCGGTTGTTGTCAATTGCTATAGGACGTAAGCAGTCTGAGGAAGAAAAACGCAAACGTGCTGATGCTTGCAGAGGCAAGAAGCGAAGCGATGAGTTCCGCGCGAAGATGTCTGCTATAGCCAAGGCGCGTCCAAACCCTGGTTTGTCCAGAACTGGCTCTATCACTGATGAGCACAAAGCAAAAGTAAGCGCAGGGCTAAAACGATATCATGCGGAGAAGCGAAATGGTTTCGCTATCGCAAACGGAAGCGGATGCCCTAACAACACTTAGATTATTCATTCTCTCAATTCTACCTATCGGCACAGAATGTGTCCAAGGGCAGGACAATCGCGTCCCCGAGCCGCTGGGGCCTGACTTCGTGATGCTGACGCCGACGTTGCGCGGGCGGCTGTCCACGAACGTCAGCACCTACCAGGACGTGCCTGGCGCTGGCACTCGGCGCGTGCTGGCCGCTACGCAGATGACCGTGCAGATAGATGTGCATGGACCCGCGGCGGCTGAAACCATCCAGGTCATCACGACCCTGCTGCGCGACCCGGCGGCGTGCGATGCCTTCCGCCGTGCCGGCATAGACGCCCAGCCTCTCTACGCAGGCGACCCCCGCCAAGCACCGTTCATAAACGGCGAAGGCCAAGTTGAGACGCGCTGGACGGCGGACGCGGTGTTACAGGTGAACCCGACCGCCTCCGTACCGCAGGACTTCGCAGCTACGCTCCGCACGGACACGCGGATCGCGGATCAGGGCAGCATCTTACATGTCGGGACGACGCTGGCTCCAATTGGCACGGCACAGCGGGGCACGTCCTTTGCTTCGCCACATGGTGCCAACAGCTACGCTGAAACTGTCATCGCGAATGGCATTGCCAGCGTCCTGATCATCCGGCACCCGCTGAACAGCACGGACGTAACCATCGTCGTGCAGGACCCCTCGGACGGCAACGTCGAGATACCCGGCCTCGACAAGCGCGCCCCCACGCCTGGCACTGTCGAGATTGAGTTCGGGGCGCCGCCGCCGGCCAACACGCCGTTCCGCGTGCTCATAGAAAGGATTTAATCCTCATGGCCTTCGCACCTGGACCTCGGAACAAGGCGGCCAATGTCGCGTCCAACCCGCTCTCAGCTTCAACGCCATGGGTGGCCAGCACTGCCTTTGCATCAGGCACGGTGCTGACCAACGCCGGCAGCAGCTACAGCGTCAACGCGCCCCTCACGACGCCGGCCACCTTCAACACGACCGGCCTCACCCTTATTGCAGGCGTGGGCGCCCCCGGTGCGGCTGCGGCGCAGTTCTCGGCTACGATCACTTGGGACGGAACCTCGGCCAGCCAGACCGTGACGCACGGTCTGGGAACGAAGAACCTCGTTGCGAGCCTGCATGACCCGTCAGACGTTGATGCGGTCATCACCGGGCCTGACGTGCTGTTCCCGACCACCACGACCGCGCAAGTGGTGGTCGGCGCCAACCCGGCCAACGGCACGCAGATGATCCTGATCCTGCGATAGACCGTGGCGGTGCAAGTCACTCCTGGGCCACGGGCGCAGGCGGCAGAGGTTGCACAGGAAGCCGTCCTGCCCGCTGGCACCGTCATCCAAGTGGTGGGTGCCGGCGGCACGATGGAAAACGTCGTCATCGGCGGCGTGAAACCCGCCGCCGGGGCGTTCACGACGCTTTCCGCCACCACCCCGCTGCCCATCAGCAGCGGCGGCACCGGAGCGGTAACGGCTGCGGCGGCACTCGCGGCGCTCGGCGGGGCGACAAAGGCCAACTCAATGCTCAACGCCCTGATCTTCGGGTGAGCGACGCATGAAATATAGCCCACGCTTCACCTACACATTCACTCCCGGTTCGGCGACGTTGAACCTGTCGGCCAACTCCGGCTTTGCGCTCCCCGGTCTGCTTGCGGTTGTGGATGTTACCGCAGCCACGACCATCTATGCAGTCGGTCAGACCGGGTTGAGCTACAGCGCATTCTCGGCGGGCACGATCACCCTCCAAGCCCCAATGACGGGCCTGCTGGCAACCGACGTGCTTGAGTTCTTCTATGACGACGGCACCGTGCCCGGCTTGGCTATGGGCGACACGGCCAGCGCTGCAACTGACGCCGGCAACCCCGTCAAGATCGGCGGCCAGGCGCGCACCGCGAACCCGGTCGCCGTCGCTAACGGCCAGCGCGTCAACGCCACCTTCGACAAACTGGGCAAGCTGATCGCGGTCGGCGCGGTGCGCGAGCTGAAGGGCAAGACGCACGTCACCATCACCGCGTCCACGGCCGAGACCACCATCGTCGCGGCCGGCGCTGCGGGCGTGTTCAACGACGTGTATGGCCTGATCCTCACGAACAACGGATCGGCACCGATGGCCGTCTCCATCCGGGACGCGACCGCCGGCACGGTGTTCATGGTGTTCCAGGTGCCGTCTCGCGACACCCGCGGCGTCATGCTGCCGGTGGACAGCGCATGGGTGCAGGCGGCGGCGGCGAACAACTGGACCGCGGCCTGCACGCCTAACGCCACCTCGGCGGACATCACCGCCTTCTACGTCCAGAACCTTTAGCGGATCGGCGCACCCTTCATGGCGAGTCCTTGGACGTTCGCAACGCTCAAAGCAGCCGACGCCGCCCTGACTGGCGCCCCCTTGGCGCTCCCCGCGGCGGCATCGGCCCTGAATGCCCAATCAGCGGCAAGCCAGCCGGCCGATCTTGCATGGGCCGCTCTGCGGGATGTGCTGATGAACAATTTTGATTGGGGATCGCTGGTCCAAGCCTGCAATGCGCCACCCGGCACCTTGCCCGGCGGTGGGACGCAGACCGCCGCGATTCAGGCCGCCGCAGTGGCGCTGCGGGATTGCTGCCTCTGGGGCGGGACCTGCGCCGCGGCCACCGCGGCGGTCTGGACCAAGCTGACTGCCGCCGCAAACCAACTGACGCCTGCGGCGGTCGGCGCGATCAGTCAGGCATCGGTCAACGCCATCGTGGCTCTCCGCACGCCATCAGTCGCTGCATGGTCCCCGGCCGTGACCGCAGGGGATATCCAGACAGCGAGAGGGCAGCCGTAATGGCAACGACCTTCCGATGGCTCCCCTACAACGCTCCCGACGTGGCCGTGGCCGGGGCAACCCTAAACGCCCTCGCCACCGCCGGTTATGCCTATGGCGCAGAAATCGACAACAGCGTGCTGCTCTACACGCTGGCCGACCTGACCGTGGCGCTGTCCGCCGCCGTCGTCTCGGTTGCCCCGGCTTCGCTGACCGTGTTCGTGCTGCCCAACATTGATGGCAACTACACCACGGCAGCCGGCAACCCAGGTAGCAGCTACAGCGCAGGCACCTATTCGGGCGCGGGCGGCTCCGTCCAGTTCATGCAGGTGCGCGGCATCATCCTGCCGCCCAATAAGTTCAAGATCGTGCTGCTGAACGCGCTCGGCGTGGCGCTGCCGGCGACCACAACGAGCGTTTGCAGCCTCTACCGCTACGGCGAGCAGTCGTTCTAGGCCATGCCATCCTTTATCCGCAGGCCGCGCCACCCCGGCCACTGGAACCCGCTCCAAGTACCCATCGGTCCGGTCACAATTGACCGGAGTCACCGGCTCGCGCAGAACCTAATGGCTTACTACCTGCCTGGCGGTGCGTCCCGGCTCGCCGACTTGACCGGGATGCAGCAGAACGTTGCCATAACTGCAACCGGCAACATCGTGCAGGGTGCGGGAGGCCCGGCGTTCTACGAGACTGCGGATGGCGGGCTGGCCACGTCTATCGTGACGCCTAGCCTCCTATCCTCTCGCTCCCTAAGCATTGTCTGGCGTGGACGCGCAAGAGTGCCAGTTACGGGCAGCGGCACAGGTTGCGCGGGCATAGCTTACTCCAACCCAAATCTTGCCCCATACAACGTGCTGAGCGTCTATCAGGACGCGACCACGGGAAATCTTTATACAAACTACAACAACGGAAACTCAGCAGGGTTATACATTAACTGGAATGCGCCTATGCCAAACGTTATGACAACGCTCGTTCTTTCAAGTGACAGCGTAGCCGGCATCATAAAAGGGTGGATTGGTAAGAGCATCGCTTTTAACGTCAGCGTCCAGACTGGCGCCCCACTCACTACAGCCACATCCTCCCTTAATACCGGACCGCGTAACGGTGAAACTGAGTTTGCCGCCTTCTATGCGCGCACCCTGACGCAAGACGACGTGAACCTGTTCACCGACGCGCCCTATGACATGCTGTGCCCCATTCCGCAGCGGCGCCGGGTCGGCGCGGACAGCACAAACAGCGCCGCGACGGCCATGATGGGCGTGTAAGGATGCAACACAGCTCTATTCGTTCTAGCTGATCCGCCGACCTATCGCCGTGTCCCGGCAGGAGTTTCAAAACAATGGCCCTCGGCATACCTGCGAGCCTTATCGTCAGCGTCGTTCCGTCCGTCCTGGCGGCCGGCGGCAACGCGCTGGACCTGAACGGCCTGCTGCTCACCTCTGACAGCCGCGTGCCCGTGGGCAACGTGCTTTCGTTCCCGACCCTGCCCGCCGTCGCCGGTTTCTTCGGTGCGCTGTCTCCCGAGGCGGGCGCGGCGGCGATCTATTTCAGCGGCTTCAAGAGTGCCCACAAGCGTCCTGGCGCGCTCTTGTTCTCGCAATACAACATCGCGCCGCTCAGCGCCTTCGTGCGCTCCTCGCCGCTGGGCTATACGCTGACCGACCTGCGGACCCTATCGGGCACGCTGTCGGTCCTAGCGGACGGCACGGTGGCGACCGGCGCGGTGAACCTGTCTGGTGCCACCTCGTTCAGCGCCGCAGCCTTGGTGATCGGCGCGGCGCTCGGCCTCGCCTGCACCTGGGACGCGCAGCAGGGCGCGTTCACGATCAGGTCCGGCACGGCGGGCGTTGCGTCCACCATCGCCTTCCCCACAGGCGTCATGGCCGACCTGCTGGGCCTCACTCAAGTCGGCGGCGGCACGCTGTCGCAAGGTGCCGACAGTGCGACACCCGTTGCCGCCATGACGGCGATTGCCGCCACCACGCTCAACTGGGCGCTGTTCACCACGCTGTTCGAACCGAACCTAGCCGACAAGCTTGCTTTCGCCGCCTGGACCAACAGCCAGAACGGCAACTACGGCTACGTGCCATGGGACACCGACCGGAGCGCAGCGCAAATCGGTGCCGCCGCCTGCTTCGGCGTGCTGGCCGGCAGGCGAGGTGCGAACTACAACGGCGTGGCGCCCATCTACCAGGCGCTGGCCCATGCGGTGTTCGTCCTGGGCTGGGCGGCCTCGCTCGACTTCGGCCAGCACAACGGGCGTAACACTGCGGCCTTCCGCAGCCAGCCCGGCCTGCTGCCCAGCGTGATCGACGCCACGTCCGATGCGGCACTCGTCGCCAACGGCTACAACTTCGTCGGCACCTTCAACACGGCCAACGACGCCTTCACCTTCCTCAGCCCCGGACAGGTCAGCGGGCCGTTCCTCTGGCTGGACAGCTACGTGAACGGCATCTGGATGAGCAACGCCATCCAAGTGGCAAACATGGTGCTGCTGACCAATCAGGGCGTCATCCCCTACGACGAGTTCGGCTACAGCTTGATCCGCGCGGCGTCGCGCGACGTGATTGACCAGGCGATCAACTTCGGCGCCATCCGGGCCGGCGTCACCCTGTCCCAAGCCCAGGCTGCCGAAGTGAACGCCGCCGCAGGCGTGGACATCGCCAACACGCTGACCTCGGTCGGCTGGTACTACCAGGTGCTGGACCCTGCCCCCGAGGTGCGCCAAGCGCGCGGCACGCCGCAATGCACGCTTTGGTTTACGGACGGCCAATCAGTGCAACGTTTGAACATCGCAACAGTTTCGTTGCTGTAGAGGCGCACCATGGCATCTCTCACCGGCGCGAACAGCGTCATCACGCTCGGTTGCACCATCCTGTTCCCCGTCGCCCAGCAGTTGCAGGGCTTCGCGGTGGACGACGTATTCGACACCGAGGCCGTCACCACGGTGGAAACCCTGATGGGCGTGGACAACATCCTGTCTGCTGGCTGGGTGGCGACCAGTAAGAAGCAGACCTTCACCCTGCAATCGGACAGCCCGAGCAACGCGTTGTTCGACCTGATCTGGCAGTACCAGGAGGCCAACCAAGAGGCGCTGACCCTGTTCGGTGAAACGACGCTGAAGGCCATCGGGCGACGGTTCATCATGGCCCGCGGGTTCCTGACCAGCTACATGCCGATCCCCGCCGTGAAGAAGCTGATCCAGCCGCGCAAGTACACCGTGGAATGGCAACATATTCAGCCGGTCAACGTGTAAGATGGCCCGGCGGACTGTTCGGATCACGGTATCGGCCGAGGGCAGGGACCAAGGCCGGGTTTTTCTGCTCACGGAACTGCCCGCAAGCCAAGCCGAGGAATGGGCCGATCAGGTGTTCCTGGGCTTGATGCGGAGCGGCGCGCAAATCCCCGACGAGGTGGCATCTGCGGGCTTGGCCGGCGTCGCCTCCATGGGAATGGACGCGCTCAAGGGGCTGGACTGGTACACCGTGAAGCCGCTGCTGGACACCATGATGTCCTGCGTGCAGGCGGTGCCCACGCCCAGCAGCCCAGACGCGGTGCGGCCCTTGTGGGAGAGCGACATTGAGGAGGTGGCCACGCGCCTCATGCTGCGGGGTGAGGTGATAAGCCTGCACCTGGGTTTTTCGCTGGCCGACGCCCTCTTGAAATTGAGGGCGTCGCGGCTGATGGGCGGCGCTTCGCCCGATACGCAAACGTCTCCGGCACCGTCGGCACCGTTGTCAGCGCCCGCCTAGCCACGCTGCACGAGTTGGGCACCGTCTATGGGGCGCGCGACCTCTACGACCTTTTGGAGATCGTGGCGGTGGACGCGCACAACGCTGCGGTGGCCAACCGGCCGGGAGGGTAGCGCATGGCGACGGTGATAGACTCCCTCCTGGTGACGCTCGGCCTTGACGCCAAGGGCTACTTGGCAGGCGCCGCCGCGGCCCGCACGGAACGCAAGAAGCTGTCCGTTGAGGAGGCCGCCGCCGCCAAGGACGCGGAGACCTTCGCCAAACGGCGCACGGAAGCCTACACGACGCTCCGCGGGGAAATCCGGCGCGTGGCGGCCGAGGCGGCGTCGCTGTTCGCGGTGTTCACGGCCGGCAAGGGCCTGAGCCAGTTCATCGCCGAAATCACCACCGGCGACGCCGCAACCGGCCGCCTGGCCAAGAACCTGGGCATGGCGACCGGCGACCTGGCGGCGTGGGAGCGCGCGGTCGAGCGGGCGGGCGGCTCTGCGGCCGGGTTCGACGCCACCATCTCCAGCCTGTCGCGCGAGGTGCAGAACTATCAGTTGACCGGGCAGTCCGGCGGAATGCTGAACTACTTCCGGGCGCTGGGCGTGCAGCTCACCGGCACGTCGGACGACCTGCTGAAGATCAGCGGCGTCGTCTCCGGCATGAACCGGCAGCAGGCCACGGCCCTGATGAGCGGCGCCGGCATTGACCAAGGCACGCAGAACCTGCTGCTGGAGGGTACGGCCAAGGTCCGCGCCGCCCTGGAGGAGGCCAAGAAGCTGGGCGTGCCCAGCGACAAGGACGCCAAGAACGCGCAGGACTTGCTAGCTAACATCATGAAGGTCCGCCAAGCCGTGGAGGACACGGTGCGGGTGATCCTCAACCAGTTCGGACCGAGCATCAATCAGGCGTTGGCCGAGTTCACGGTGTGGATCACGGTCAACGGCCCGCGCCTGAAAACCGAGATCGCCGACCGCATCACCTGGATCGTCTCCGAGGTTCGCAGCTTCATCACGTCGGCCAACGAAGCCGCCGCTGCGGTAGGAGGCTGGGTCCACATCTCAGAGGCCCTGTTCGCGCTGTGGGCCGTTAGCAAGGTCGCCGGTCTCATCAAGGCCGTGGCAACGGTGGGCGGCGTGTTCGCCGGGGGCGCGGGCGCCGCAGCCAGCGGTGTGTCCGCCCTGGCCCGCGTGGCGGGTCCGGTAGGGATAGCTGCGGCGGTCATGGCCCCATCGTCCGCTAACGCAGGCGAGGATGAACGCCTAAAGAAGGAACGTGACGAGCGAGCCAAGAACCCGGCCGCTTACGATAGCAAAATGCGCGCGGGGCAGCTCGCCATGATTGAGGCCGGCGGGTCCAGGCGGGAACAAGACTCCTTCATTGACCGGCTTGCCAAGACCCTAGTTCAGTTCATGCAGCACCCTGCGGCGCACTTGGACACTGGCAGCGGCCCCGAAGGCATGACGCCTTCCGAAGCCATCCGAGCTGGCAAGCCGCAGAGCAGCCCCGCCACGCAAATCACTCCTGGTAGCCGCGCGCTTCCATCAGGGGCCGGCAACACTCAAGCTTTCATTGAGCGATATGGTCCAATGGCCCAGCGCGCGGCTGAGCAAACTGGCATATCCGCACGATCCATCCTTGGGCAGATCATGCAAGAAACGGGCGGTCGCGGAGACCGCGGCAATAATCCCTTCAACATCCAAGCCGGACAGGGCTACACAGGGCAGACGATTACGCGCGGCGACACGCGCGCGGACGGAACTCCCTACCAAACCCGTTTCCGCGCCTACACCGATTTGAACCATGCCGGGGACGACTACGCGGCGTTATTGCGCCGCCGATATCCCGAGGCGTTGAACACCGGCGATGACACAGCAGCATTCGCCCGTGGCTTGAAGCGAGGGGGATATGCCGAGGACCCGAACTATGTGGCCAACGTGGTTGCCGCAACACGCCGCCTTGGTCTGCCAAGCGGCAGTCCTAGCGACAATCCTCGTGGCGGCTCACGCAGTCTGCCCCCTGGCAGCATCCCGCCCGTGCCGACACCGCAGCAAGTCTCGCAACTACGCTACGGCAACAGCAGCGCAAGCAGCACAAGCAACGACAACAGCAGCTCAACCCACGTCGGCAGCGTCACCATCCAGACCGCAGCAACCGACGCTCGCGGTATCGCCGGCAGCTTCAAAGAGGCCATGACCGGCATGGGACTAGCCGCCCAGGCGAATACGGGGCTTTCCTAGGCCATGTCGGCCCTCTACCCCGACGTGCCGATCCTGCCGGGCATTCCCGCCGTGCTGCGCTTGGCCGGTTCGTTCCTGCCGGCTCCTGTGCTGCTGCTGGCCGATGCGCTGGGCATCCTGGGCGCGTTCGGGGCGCCGTCCTGGGGCATCTTCCGTGACGACGGCAGCTTGGCCATCACGGCTGACAGCGTGGTGGGCGTGGACATCGCCCGCGACTGGCGCATTGCGTCGCATCCAGTGGAGGCCGGGGGGTTCGCCTCCTACAACAAGGTCGCAACGCCGTTCGACGTGCGGGTGATCTTGACGGTATCGGGCAGCGACGCCCGCCGCGCGTCCTTGCTTGCGCAGGTGGACGCGGCGTGCGCCTCGCTGGCGCAGTTCACTGTCATCACGCCGGAGTTCTTCTACCCATCGGCCAACCTCGTGTCCTACCGCCTGCGCCGCAGCGCTGACCGCGGCGTCAAGCTGCTGCAGGTGGAAGTCGGCGTGGAGGAAGTCCGCATCGCCAACCCGACGCAGTTCACCAAGGGGGAGGGGTCCGACACGTCTGGCGCCAAGGACCCGGCGGCGGTTAGCCCTGCCAACGGCGGCACGGTGTCGGCGACGGCGGCCGATGCCGGCCAAGTGCGGGCGGCGACCAAGGCACGGGCGGCTGCCGCCAGCTTCAACCCCCGCGCCAACGAAGCGCCGGGCGGCTTCTAGCTATGGTCATCATCCCCCTTCAGCCGGTGCCGTCGCAGGTGCTGACGGTGGCGCTGGGCGCGCAACGGGTAGGCATCACGGTCTATCAGCGCAGCACATACGACGTGACGACGACCTATCCCATGCTCGCGCAGCCAGCAGACGATGGCGCGGTGCTGGTGCTGGACAGCGGCGCCGCGCTCATCTTGGACAGCGGCGCCCTGCTGACGCTTGACGGCAGTGCTGTAGTCGCATCGTCCTTGGTGGCGGTCGTGGCCCATGTTGTCACGCCGCAGATGTTCATGGACTTGGCCGTAGGCGACGTGCCGATGCTGGACGGGGCGCCGTGCCTGACGGGCGTCGGCATCGTGCGGGATGCCTACCTCGGGTTTCAGGGAGAGCTTGTGTTCCTGGACACGCAAGGTGACGCCGACCCCTACTATGACGGGCTGGGCACGCGCTGGGTGCTGGGATGGACCGGCTAGGGACTGCCAAACGCGATGCGCCGCGCCCAGTCTTTCATGGTGGCGGAAGCGGTCGCGTTGGTGCGGTAGGCCAAGCAATCACGCGGCGTTGCATCTGCCCGCCCGCGCGCCTCGGCCGCGTGGAAGTCGCCAAGCCACTTCGCTTGCGGCACGGGAGCTTGCAGGCCGCGGGAATAGAGATTGAAGGCCGCCTCGCCCAGCACGCGGATGGCTTGGTCGGCGGTGCCGTCATCCACGAGCTTGCAGGCGCGGCCGGTCTCCAGCAGCGTCACGGCCTCCATGATCGGCGCGGAGCGGGCCTGCCACAGCGCAGCGCCTTCCGCTGGGGTGAAGGCCACCTGTGCGGCGGCAGGGGCGGTAAGGGTCAGCGTCAGCATCACTGCGGCGCAACGCATCGGTTCTCTCCAGGAGTTGCAATGAGCGCACCCTACGCGCGCCGCCGCTTGAACGTCACCATCCAAATCGGCCAGGGCAAGAACGGCGAGGGCGGCTTCGACACCTACGCGCTCCCCTCCTACCTTCGTATCCGCGCCAACATCACCAAGTCCGGCGGCCTGACCCAGGGGCACATGCAGCTATCGGTGTTCGGCCTGTCGCTGGACCTGATGAACAAGGTAAGCAGCTTGGGCCTTTCCCCGGTCCGCACGCGCCTGAACAAGGTGAGCCTGTCGGCGGGCGATGACCTGGGCGGCATGGTAACCGTGTTCGACGGCATGATTCTGGAAGCCTGGCACGACTTCCAGGGCAGCCCGGATACGGCGCTTACCATCACCGCGTTCGCCGAGTTGCAGCAGGCGCTCAAGCCGGTGGCACCGACTTCTTACGCCAAGCCCAGCGACGCCGCGACGGTCATGCAGGATCTAGCCGGCAAGGCTGGCCTCAACTTCGAGAACAGCGGCGTGCAGGTGCAACTGCCGCCGATGTACTTCCACGGCACGCTGCGGGAACAAATGCTGGCTTGTGCGGAGGCCGGCGGCTTTGAGTGGACGGTGGACCTGGGCACCCTGGCCATCTGGCCCAGGAGCGGTCGCCGCCGCGGGCTGGTGCCGCTGATCGCGCCCGAGACCGGCATGATCGGCTATCCGAGCCTGGGCGGGCAGAACAACGTGCGCTGCCTCACGCGCTTCAACGGCCAGCTGGCGTTCGGCACGGAGGTCAAGGTGCAGAGCGTCATCAAGCCTGCCAATGGTCAGTGGGTCATCAAGCTCCTGAACCACGACCTCGAAAGTGAGACGCCCGGCGGGCTGTGGCAGACGACGTTTGAGGCGGCGCCGATGGGCGTGGTGCGGGTGACGGCTTGACCGATGCAGCGGACGGCTACGCAGGGCAGGTGCAGCCTGGCGAAAGCAGCGATCCCATCAAGGCAATGGCCCGCTTCGTCGGCACGATGATGAACCGCATGAACACCGCAACGGTCGTCATGGTGACGGCGGTGCATCCCGGCACCGCAGGCAGCGGCAGCGTGGACGTGCAGCCCATGGTGAACCAAGTGGACGGCATCGGCCAAGCGATCCCCCACGGCACCGTCCACGGCCTACCCTACTTCCGGTATGCGGCCGGCGGCGCCGCCTTCATCGTGGACCCGCTGCCCGGTGACATCGGCGTTGCGGTGTTCGCCTCGCGCGATATCTCGGCCGTAAAGGCGACAGGCAAGCCGGCCAACCCCGGCAGCTTCCGGCAGAACAGCATGTCGGACGGCTTCTACTTCGGCGGCGTGCTGACCCAAGCGGCTGCGGTGTTCGTGCAGGTCAGCGCGGACGGCGTATCGGTCAAGGCGCCAAACTCAATCACGCTGGACGCGCCGACCATCGCCTTGAAGGGAACCACCGTGACCCACAACGGCACGAACATTGGGGCCACCCATCGGCACATCGGCGTGCAGACCGGTTCCGGCATCACAGGCGTTCCGCAGCCGTGAGCCGCACCATGTTGCTCCAGAGAGACAACTGGGACCTGTGCCTCACGGCCAGCGGCAGCATCGCCACCTGCACCGGCCCCTATGCCCTGGCGCAGGACGCGGCCAGCGCGTGCCGCTTGTTTCTCGGGGAGCTATGGTATGACACGCGGCAGGGCGTTCCCTACTTCGAACAGATACTGGGCCGCTTCCCGTCCCTTGGCTACGTGAAGGCGCAGTTGCAGGAGGCGGCGCTGACCGTGCCCGGCGTCGTGTCGGCCGCCTGTTTCATTGACGGCATCCAGGACCGCACCGTCACGGGGCAGGTGCAGATCACGACGGCGGACGGCAGCGCGGCGGCGGCATCCTTCTGATGCCGACCAGCGTGCCGCCGCTCGCGATAGGCCCAACCGGCGTCGTCACCCCCGACGCAGCGGCGGTGCTGGCCGGCGCATGGGCGGACCTTGCGGCAGCGTTCGGCGGCGACCTCAACACCACGAACCTGGCCACGCCCGAGGGCCAGCTCGCAAGCAGCCTCACGGCGATCATCACCGCCAAGAACGACGCGATCCGGTCCTACGTGGCCGGCGTTGACCCCGCGACTTCTGCCGGGCGGATGCAGGACGGCATCGCGCGCATCTACTTCATCACCCGCGACCCGGCGCGGCCCACCACCGTGCAGGCGTCCTGCATCGGCTTGCCCGGCGTCGTCATCCCGGCGGGCACCCTGGCGCGCGCAAGCGACGGCAACACCTACGCCGCAACGACCAGCGGCACCATCGCGGGCAACGGGACGCTCACGCTGCCCTTCGCCTGCACCGCGACCGGTCCGATACCCTGCCCGGCCCGCACCCTTGGCCTCTATCAGACCATCCCCGGATGGGACAGCGTGACGAACCCAGCGGCAGGCGTGCTGGGCAACTTGGTAGAGAGCCGCGCGCAGTTTGAAGCGAAGCGCTCGGCCTCGGTGGCGCTCAACGCGCAGGGCAGCCTGCTGTCCGTCAAGGCCAACGTCCTGTCCGTGCCGAACGTGCTGGACGCCTATGTGACCGAGAACAGCAGCGACGCGCCGTTGCTGATCGGCGGCATCACCCTGCCGCCGCACTCGCTCTACGTGGCGGTCAGCGGCGGCGAACCCGCCGCCATCATCAGGGCCATCCACACCCGCAAGCCGCCTGGGTGCGACACCTTCGGCAACACCTCGCAGACCATCTACGACACGAGCTACAGCCAGCCCTACCCCTCCTATGTCAGGAGCTACCAGCAGGCTGCGGCCACCCCGGTGCTGTTCGCCGTGTCGCTCGCCAACGGACCCGACGTGCCGTCCGACGTGAGCGCGCAGGTGCAGGCGGCGGTGATCCGCGCCTTCGCGGGCGCAGACGGCGGGCAGCGGGCGCGGATCGGCGGCACGGTCTACGCCAGTCGCTATTACGGCGTCGTCGCGGCGCTCGGGGCCTGGGTCCGCATCCTTGCCGTGACCGTGGGCCAGCAAGGCACGCCGCAAGGTACGGCCACCACGCTGCGCATTGACCAGGCCCCGGTGGTCAGCGCCGCGACGATCGCCGTGACGCTGGCTTGACGCAGGACGCCCGATGCAGAATTGGCAGCAGACGGTCGTATCCCAGTATTCGACATCGCCTGTTCTGCTGGCGATCCTGGACGCTATCAACGACGCCATAGACCCGACTGCGGATTTTGATGCCTTTTACAAGTCCATTTGGAACATTGACACGGCAACTGGCTATGGCCTTGACGTTTGGGGCCGTATCGTGGACGTGTCGCGCGTTCTCACCTTGGTTGTTCCGCCCTACAATTTCGGCTTTTACACCGATGGCGGTGATGACTTCGCGCCGTTTGACCAAGCACCGTTCGTCAGCGACGACACGCTGACCCAGAACTTCACGCTGACCGACGATGCTTACCGGACGCTCATCCTGGTCAAGGCGGCGGCGAACATATCAAGCTGCGCCGTCCCCGTTCTGAACCGGCTGCTGATGGCGCTCTTTGGGGCGGGCGGGCGCTGCTACGTCCTTGACCTCGGCCAGATGCGGATGCGCTACGTGTTCGAGTTCCCGCTCGATCTCATCAGCATGGCGATCCTGCAAGGGTCAGGCGCGGTGCCCAAGCCGGCCGGCGTCGCGGTGTTCTACCAAATCCCTGCTGCCTGACGCGAAAGGACCGCCATGCGCTCCGTTGACAGACCTCCCCGCATCCCGCTCGCCTTCGCCGCCAACGGGGCCAGGAACGTCATACCCGCGGCCTCGCAGATCGCGATAAAAGCCGGCGCGGCGTCGCTTGCGGACGGCTTCCCGCCGCTTTGCATGACACCCCGTGCATTGGGCGGCGTGGCGCCGTTCGAGCAGGACATGAACGGTATCCTCTATACCATCAGCGTCCAGGACGTTTGGCTGGCTGCGGGCGGCTTGGCTACGTTCGACGCTGCCTTCGCCGCCGCCATCGGTGGCTATCCCATGGGCGCCGTGCTGGCGTCGGCTACAGTGCCCGGCGTGCGCTGGGCCAGCACGGTGGACAACAACGGGGGCGATCCTGGAGCAGGTGCCCCCAACTGGATGCCGCTGGCTAGAACGCCCGCCGCGCCACGGGCGATCTTCTCAACCTTCGGCGACTTCACCTGGACTTGCCCAGACTGGGTATTCGAGGTGACGCCGCACATCACGGGATCGGGTGGCGCCGGCAGCAACGGTACTTTGAGCAACCCTGGCAACGGCGGCGGCGGCGGCAGCTTCGCTTGCGGACCCAAGTCGGTCGTCCCAGGGACGGCTTACGGCGGGCGCGTCGGCCTGGGCGGCGGCGTCGGCGTGCCGAGCACCGACACAACTTTTCTCGGCATGACGGCGGGGCCCGGGGGCAACGCCAGTTCCACTTCGCCGGGAAGGGGAGGCGTAGCGACCGGCGCCCTCATCACACGCGGCGGTGGCTTCGGCAGCTACGGCTGGGTGTCTGGCAGCACGTCCAACGGCGGCGTGGGCGGCGCCTCGGCCACGCTCTACGGCCCGAACACGTCCGCCAATACGCCAGGTCCGCCATCGGACGGCGCGGACGGAGGTCCCGGCCAGGGCGGCACCGGCGGGCCGAACGGCAAGGGCGGCAACGGCGGTGCGGCGGAGGTTGTGCTTTGGTACTAGCTGCACCCGGCGGCACGGCGCGGATCGCTGATCGGCCCGCAGCGCCGATCATGGCGCCAATTGACACCCTGATGGGGCTGCGCGACCGCGATTTGGTGCAATTCAGCGTGCGAGAGCTTGCCGATCTGCTGCACACGCCAGCCTTCGCGCAGCCAGTCGGACCGTTCCTGCGCCTCGTGATCGGCGCGACAGGCTGGCTTGACGCCATCATCGGGCCTGGCTTTGAGGCAACCAACGGGCTGGTGTCGCTGTCCAGGAACGGCTCCAGCGCAGGCGTGTTCGGGGTGCGCTCCAGCGATCAGGCGCAGACGGGCGCACAGTCGGGCTACGCCATATTCGGCTTCGCGGACAACAACAACACAGCCTTCAACCAAACCAACTATGGCGCCTACTTTGAGGTGATCCGTCGACCCGGCGCAGGCAACACGCAAGGCGTTGAGATCGACGTGACCAACGAGGGCAACCGCGTCACGCACAGCCCCTATCTGCTCATTCCGCCCGACATTACGCCCGCCCTGTGGCTGGCTGCGTTCGGCTCCCGTGTTCCAGGCCGCGCCGTGAACGATGTGACCTCCGCCATAGCGGTTATCGCCAACGGCGCGGCTTTTGCCTCCGGCATTGTGTTCGGCCCCGGCTCGGTGTCCGGCAACGTGGACCAGTTCGCCCCTCCCATCGCCATGGACATGCCGGAACGCTACGCCTTCGTGTGGCGGAACCACATTGATGCCCAGCCCGTCGCGAACATCCGGTCCGACTGCTCCAAGCCTGGAGGCCAGGGCGGCGGCGGCGGCGCGATAGTGTTCAACGACGGCGGCGTATCCCACCAGTCGCAGAACGGCACGTCCCAAATCGCCGTCAGCAATGCCGGTATCCAGGTGGGGCAGATGAACAGCGTCGCTCCGGCAGTGTTCCGCAGCTCGGTCGCCATAGTGTTCCCAGGCGCATATGCCGACGATGCCGCAGCGACCGCAGCGGGCGTCGGGGCCTCGGTCCTTTACCTTCGCCCGGATGGCAGCGTCCACATACGTCTGTCGTAAGGAGCCTGCATGAATGACGTGACATTGCCCGGTGCCTTGATGCAGGCCATCGGCGGCTACTTGGTTGAGCGGCCCTACCGCGAGGTGGCGCCCTTGCTGGACGGCATCCGCCTGGCCATGGCAGGCCGTGCGCCCGCAGCGCCGGACCCCAACGCGGCACCTCCTGCCCTGGCGCCCGCGCCGCCCGCTTAGCGCAATCCGCTCGCGCCGCGCCTGGCGCTCCTGCCTGAACTCGTCTCCGATCACCACGAGGAGCCATTGCCATGGTGACAACCCTGCGCGTCGTTCGTCCGTTTGGACCCTATCGCATCGGCAACACCATCACCGATCCCGTGCTGGTGGCGCAGTACTTGAACGATCCGAACGTGGTGCAGGTGTCGGACGCGGGGACGCCGACGCCCACCCCGACCCCAGTGCCTACCCCAACTCCTACGCCCACCCCGCCGCCCCCTCCCACGCCGACGCCGACCGGCACCGTCCTATCCGCCAGCAACGCCGCGCCAGCCATGAACGGCACCGGGTCTGCCGGCACCAGCCTCGACTACATGCGCGCCGACGCCGTGGCGCCGACCGATACAAGCCGGTATGCGGCGAACAACCCTTTTGGGTTCCAGACCGCGCAGCAGGTCGGCGTCAGCGTTGACGCCCGCGTAACCACGCTGATCGGCACGGCGACGGCGACGCTGGACACGTTCGGGGAGGTCGCCGCCAAGTTCGCCGCCGACGAAAGCGGCGTGGCCACGCTTGCGGCACTCGTGAGCGGGCACACGACGCTGCTGGCCGCGCAGGCGCCGCGCATCCCCACCGGCAACGCAGGCGCTGCTCTCGGCGCGGCCGTGCTGGGTGCCGACCGCAAGCTGCCGGCGGATGTGTTGCCGGCAGGCTACGGCGGCAGCACCCCGGCTGCGCTGACCCAGCAAGTTTACGGCGCGACCACCACGCTTGATCCCGCCATTGACCTGCTCCGCCTGACCGGCAGCAACGGCACCTACACGCTGCCGCTCGGCGCCGCGAACCGCAGCATTATCGTCACCAACGATAGCGGCGCTGCGGTGACGCTCGTTGTGAACGGCAACCAGAGCGTGCCGATCCTGGCAGGCCGCGGCTATGGCCTGATGATGAACGCGGGAGGGACGTTCTGGCGGCTTCAGGCCGTGCTTGGCTTTGACCCCGGCGCAGGATCAAATCGCACCACCTACACGGCAGCCGGCCCGATCTCGCCACTTGACGACCGGGCGGACATCAACGTCCCGGACGGTGCCGCTATGACGCTGGCTGCACCCACCGTCGAAGGTCATAGGATCAACATCAAGCGCCGCGGGACCGGCGGCTTCACGCTGACCGCGAACATTGATGACGCGCCAGGCACGACGATTTCCACAGGGAAAGGCAGTAGCCCCACTGCGGCGAAGGATGTCATCAACCTTCATAGCACGCTGGTTCCTGCGCCGACTTGGCTGGTGATCGCATGACGACGCTCCCTGCCGCAGCCGCCCTACGACCTAAGCCCGCCGCCCCAAGCAAGGACCATCCATGACCTATCTCGTCAGACTGCCAAACGCCGTCCGCAATGTCACTGCGCCGGGCACCGTCACCCCTACGGATGATATTGTGATCATCACCGCAGCCGGAACCTACACCCTCGGGCAAGTCCCAGCTTTCCATGTAATTGAGGTGCGGAACGCCAGCATCGGCATCGTGGCCCTGGCGGTCACGGGGCTGCCGGCCATCAACTTGGCGCCGGGCGACGGGCAGCAGTTCCGCGGCAACGGCGACGGCACGGCGAACTTGGCGGGCGCGCTGCTGGGCACGGCGCCGGGCATCGGCGATCTGCCCGCGCTACCGCCCACGGCGGACATGCTCATCCCGGTGTGCAGCGCGGACGGGACGATGACGGGACGGGTGACGGCGGCGCAGCTCGTGGCGGCGGTCAACCCTCAGCCGAGCGGCGGCACGTCACCCCCGCCGCCTAGCCCGAACCCGACGCCTGCGCCCAACTACACCTTTGCTTTCCTTGGGGGAACACTTAGCCAGCCTAACGCAATTGTTCAGTTCAACGTGTCAAGCGCGGATGGGGCGACGCGATATACGCCGACCGTCCTGCCGATAGTTGGATGGACCCTAAGCACCGGCTTCAGCACCAGCACCACCGTTCCTCCCCGGCCGGGAAGCCGCGCCTATTCGACTGCTGCTTGGAACAGCTACCAGGCCGGGAATTGGGAAACCAATGTCGGGGGATACCCCTTAAGCAGCGCTCCAGGCACCTACTACCCTTGGGTCATCACGTCGGACGGTGCGACCCACTGCTTTGACACCCATCCTTTCACATTCACCTAGCTTGATGCCTACCACTCCCGCATCAGGGCGTCCGCGTCCCGGCCGTCGCGCCCCCGGCCCCACGCGGCGCGCAGCACCGGGTCGCGGTAGGGGCAGCAGTCCCGGTCCTACGACCGCCGGCCCGCATCGTGCGCGTCCCATGCGGCCAGCCAGCGTCGCACCTTTGCCCAGACCCATCCCATGCTGCCCTCCGTCCTGTGCCCCGCACCGTGCCGCCCCGGCCCCGCACCGTCAAGGAACACCGCCGCTATGACCGCAGCACCTCGAAAGGACGCCCGCTGATGCCCCGCCTGTATCTATTCGTGACGGGGCGCGCGGCGCCCACCCCTGCGCCGGCCCCAACTCTAACCACCATCCAGTCGGCCAGCCTCGCCGCGGATGGCCTCACCCTCACGCTCAACCTCAACCAACCCGCGACCATCGCCGGCACGCTGGCGCTGCTGGTCGACGGCACCGGGCGTAGCGTCACCTGGACAACGCCGGGCACGGCTTCCGCGACGTGCACGGGCACGTTGGCCGGCGCCGTCCAGGCCGGGCAGGTGGTGACGTTCTCGGCTGCCACCGGCTTCACCAGCCCGGCCCTCGCGGCTGCGGTGCTGGGCCGTGCAGTCACGAACAACTCGACGGTGGCGGCTGCGCCTCCTCCCCCGGCGAACACCACACCCACGCTGCTCGCCAGCTTCGCGGGTCCAGCCGGATCGCAGCCGACCGGGGCCAACGCGATCACGTCCACGGGTATCTTCACGGATAACGCGCAGGCTGTTAACGCGCTGGACGGCAACGGCAACCTTAGCCTGGGAGTTGGCGCTTCAATCACCGTGCTGTCGGCGTCCGACGTGGTAGCCGGCGGGACAATACGGATTACTCTGGCATCCCCCGGCAAGCTGGGGTTTGCGCCTCGCATGACGAGCAAGACCAGCACGGCGAATGCTTACTTTGTCGGCACGCAGAGTAACGGGGCCGCCTTTATTGGCATGATTGCAAACGGCGCTTTTTCAAGTGTTCTGAACCCAGCCGGCGTAGTGCTGCCTAACGCTAAGGTTTGGGACATGAACATCACCGATGCACGAATGGAGATTGTTGCTGACGGCGTCAGCTTGGTTACAATCAGCAATACTCAGTTCCCGAATGCCGGTTTCTTCGGTTTTCGTTCCATAGGATCGACGCCGGCCCTTGTTTCCAAGATTGAGTCTCTAACTGCCGCACAGGCCGCTGCTGCATACGCTGCTGCTCATCCGGCCCCCGCTACTACGGCGCGCACCTTGTCGTTTAACGGTGCGGCGGGAGTGCCCACAGGTGTCGAGGCGCTAACCAACGCTTACGGCAACACCTCGGGTATCACGCTCACAGGGTCAGGGGCGTTGAACCTCGGCACCAATGACGGAGCCGTTGCATTTTTGTCCGGCAACGGCGTAGTCGGAAATGGCACCGTGACCGTTAACTATGCCGCCGGGACGAACGGCAAGTCGGCCCACTTGGGTTTCGGCAGCTATGGTTGGCAACTTGCCAGTAACAATAAGATGGAACTAAATGGGCCGAACGGCCTTTTCCTCGAAATTGACATATCTCCGTCCCGTTCTTTCGGCGTGTCAATCGACAGCGATACCGCCCTGTTGCTAGTGGACGGCAAGGTTGCCCACATTCTCACAGCGGACCCGGCTGCACTTTGGGGCCAGCTCTCTATTGGCACGGCTGCATATCCCAGCGGCACCCTGATTGACAGCATCGTAATTGATCCGACGCCGCTGCCCGCTCCCGTTCTGGCTCCTTTGACTGTTACGCCGCGCCAAGTCAGCACTAGCGTTCCAACAGGCTATCCCGTGCTGGGCGCTGGAGTTGCAACTGTCGGGCCAACGCAGATTTTCCAAGCCCCCGGCATCTTGCAGACCTACGCCATCGCCGGGGCAGATGCAGCGTCGTTCTACATGCGCGGCGACGGCTACCTAACAACGAGCCGCCCATTGTCTTTGGGCGACAAGAGCATCAGCGTCACCACAACCGACGCTGCTAGCGGCACTTCGCGCACTGACGCTCTGACGATCCCGGTGCCACAGGGCAACCTGATTGCGGCGGGTTCGGCCGGGTCGGTCAAGCTGCTGAACATACCGCAGAACCTGAACAACAACATGATGTCGCCCGGCCTTGGCACGCCGACTGCATCGGGCATTACTGGCACGAAGGCTTGGACCATAAGTTCCCCGGCCGGCAAGATCGGCGTTTACGGCCAGATTGACTGCGACACGGCTACGGGTGCCACGGCATTCGTCAAGCAGCCCGCCGCACGAGCGGACGGGCACACCTTCATCCTGACCTGCTCGGACGGCATCAACACCGCCAGCGAAGCATTCAGCGTGCCGGTGGCGTTCTTCGTCAACCCGAATGCCAAGGTCTACGTCGGCCCCGGCAACGCCAGCACGAAGCCCGGCTACGACCATTACCACGCGCACTTCGATACGCTTTATCCGCTTATCGGCGCAGGCTATAGCTTGCCGGACCCGGCCTATGCCGGCGGGGTCATTGACCTGGATGACGGCGGCGACGACAACTACTTCGCCGACGATTTCGGCACCAGCTACCGCGACATGATGCACGGCCCGCTCCGTATCAGGAACATCGGCGGGCCGAACGGTCGGCGCACGCGCCTAGGCGGCCGGACGGACTCCTACACGTTCGGATATAACCTAAACCAGGACAAGGCGGCTGTGCTGTGCAACGGCGGCGACATCATCTTCGAGGGCATCCGCTTCTCGCACTGCTTCGGCGACTTGGCACCGGACAGGACTTACGGCGGTCGCACGGCTTTGCGGATCAACGGTGGCAACAATGGCGACGTGACCGCGGACAACTGTCAGTTCGACAATAACTCGAACGGCATGGAAGGCGGCGGCGGACCTAACCGCATCACGATCAAGAACTGCGTTTTCTTTAACAACGGCGGTTCCACCCAGGGTTCGGGTCAGACCCACGCAGCCTACATTGACGCCTATGAGCTGGTCTACACCAACAATCTTTCCTATAACAACAACGTCGGCCACTGCCTCAAGACCCGGTGCCAGCTCGGTACGATCACCGATAGCACGCTTGCGGACGGCGCGGGAGGCAGCGCGTCGGCGCAGCTTAATATCCCCGTGCTGGGGACATACCTGGTGGCGCGGAACGTGTTTCACAAAGGGCCGACGCAACAGAACCCGAACTGCATCGGCTACGGCGAAGACGATTACAGTAGGGACCGGCACGACCTGCTTACCCTGGTCGATAACGTGTTCTTCATCTGCGCCATTGACGGATCGCACAATGGTTCAGGACGCGGTATCACGCACTTCGGCCGAAAGAGCACCATAGACGGGGCCTACAGCAAAATCGTCGCTGACAGGAATAGCTGGTTCTTCTCCAATCCCAGCACGCAGAAGAAGATCGAAGCGTACAACAACGCTGGAGACCCCGACTTCGGCAGCGGCTGGACCGAAACCAACAGCACGACGCTATCAGTGCCGCCGGCGCTGAACTTCGCCGATCGCGGCACCGCCAATCCGCCGGCCGAGGTTCCGGGCCGCTACAACTACCTGTTTTATTACGGGAACGATAACTATGCCTACATGGACGGCTTGCAGATCACGCCATCTGTTAAGGATATCCGGGTATCGGCATCTGCCGCGCCTGGCACAGTGCTGGCTACGTTGACGCCTTATGGCGCCGATCTGTTCAAGGTCTACAACGTCCCAAATGACATCCGGGTGAACCCATTTGTCAACGGCGGCACATGGGCGATCAGCACCGCATCGGAGTTCTTCGCCGGTGCGGTGTGGCCCCCGGACGGACGCTACGAGGTGGTGCCCTCTGCGGACGGTAAGACAGCCGAACTTCGGGTCGGAACGGCTGGCCTGGTCGGCAATCGGGTGGACACCCCGAAAGTCCAGGTGACGGCGCCGAACGGCACGATTGCCGCTTGGCGCTATCCGGTCAGTGTGATCGCGTAGCGGGCAAGGCGTGCCGTCGCACTGCCAGGCCCAGCAGCCCAATTCCGAGCAGGCCGATGCTGACCGGCTCGGGCACGGCAGTGCCAGTGGGGGTGTAGTCGTAGGCCACTGACACGGTGCCGGTGGCGCTAATATCGTGGGAGATGATGTCGCCAAGCGTCAGCCCGGCGGTGGGGGTCAGGAAGGCGGTGTAGGTGACGAACACTGACCCCCCGTCCGAAAGGACGCCCGCCGCCGGGATGGTGAAGCTGTTGCTGAAGTTGGCCCTGACCGTGCCGGGCAGCGCAGCGGTTATGGACTGCGACGGCGCCCGGAAGGACGGGCTGGGCCGCGTGCCCAGGACGTAAGCCTCAAAGATCGTGGTGAACGTCCCGAAAGTCGGGGTAGGGTCGGTGCCCTGTCCCCGGACGGTGATGACTTCGGAGAACGAGGCGTTGGTGTTGATGGTGGCACTCGTCAGCGTGCCCAGCGCCCTGTTGAAGGATGGGACCTGAACATCGGCAATCCCAGTATCGCGGTCAAACCCGCCCAAAGGCGTGCTAACGGTCACAACCGCCGCCTGCGCCCCCGTCGCCAGCCCGCACGCCATCGCCGCCGTCGCCGCCATCAGTGCTGCACGCATCGTTCGTCTCCTTGGTTGTTTGTTACCGCCCCGGCTTATGCGGGTGGCGGGTGGCTCTTCTTAGCAGCCAGCAGACCAGCCCGTATGAGCCGTCGCAGGGTCTCCATCTCTGAGCCGATCTGCTCAACCTGACGAAACGCAGCAACGTCCAGCCACATAGAAACGGGCAGGGTGACGCTCTTGCGAAACATAAGCTCTGGCGGGGCAGGTTTGCTCATGCACCACTCATGCGCGCAAGTGGTGCATGTTGTCAAGCGCGCAGGCCCTCGATTTTCCGCAACAGGAGCAACCCGATGATCCCTTCCCTATTGGCCGCGCTCGCGACCCGCTTTGTTGCGGAGTTGCAGCGCCACGCCGATGCCGAACAGCAGCGGCTTCACCTGCTTGTCACGCAACCTATCCTCAGAAAGATCAACGCCATGTCCGAACACCTGAACTCCGTCGTCGCCGACCTCGGCGCCAAGGTTGACGCCCTCACCGCCGCCGAGGCCGCGATGAAGGAGCGCGTGATCGCGCAGAACACCTCGACGCTGGTCGAGCTGGCGGACCTGCGCGCCAAGATCGTGGCCCTGGACACCACCGGCGCCGAGGCGACGCTGGTTGCACTGACGGCCAAGGTGGAAGCGGCCACGGCCGACATGCAGGGCGTGGACGCGCCCGCCGACCCGGTGCCGCCCGTGGCTGACCCGGTGGCTGGCCTGCCGGCACCGGCCGACCCCGCGGCCGTCGGCGCCGATCCAGCGGCGCCGGCTTCAGAGGCACCGCCGGCAACTGATGCCAATGTCGCCCCCGGCAGCTCGCTGTTCAGCGATCCGACGCAGACCGTGCCGGCCGATCCCAACGCGCCGGTCGTCTAAGGCGGCAAGCTGGGCGGCAACTGCTGGAAACCAGTGCCGCCCAGCCCTCCCCATACGATGAAGGAGCGCCCCATGGTTGACCCCACGCTAACCCGCGCGCCCTCAAAGGGTCCATGACCCGATGCTGCGGCTTGTCTTCGCCGCGCCCGCCTGCCCTGCGGCCCAGCCGCTCATTGATGGGGGACCGCAATGCCACCCGATGACTACAGCCCAGAGCAGCGCCAGGATGATCAAAGGATCGCCGCAGCATCCCGGTTGGCCGAGGCCACTAGGAAGATCGCAGCGGAGGATAGCGCGCAGTTTTGGGACCGGCTCGGCTTCAACGTCCGCACTGACGCCGGCCTGGACCGGCTGCGGCGCGTCGTGAACGGCGCAGATATTCTTGGTATTGACCTCAGCAGCCGCGAAGGCACGGAAGAGTTTCGTAACACAATCGCCTTCGCACGGGACCTGCGGCGTAAGACGATAGAGGCCGGCAGCGAAACCCGCAAAGGACTGGTCCACGGCATCGCAGGCGCGATCATTGCCAGCATCCTAGGAGCACTAGGGGCATTCTTTTCAATCAAGGGAGGAGGACCCCATTGATAGAGGCAACTAAGAAGTGGGCGCTTTCTATGTCTGCCAAGCAGATATGGATACTGTTGCTGGTCATACTACTCACCGGCCCAGCCGGCTTTGTCGGCGCGTGGTGGATGATGAAACAGCCGCCAGTTATCGTTTATGACACCTACGAAGAGGACGCAACGGCGGTGTCCGGGGGGCACTTGAGCCTAATCGTCACAAAGATCGACAATAGGCCGTGCCTGACGACCGTAGCGCGCTGGCTATGGCGCTATGATCCTCTCGACCCCCTGCCGGACCTCGACCCGCGCAAGCGCAGGGTGTGGAAGGAAATTATTAGCACGCCCCACAGCCCGCCGATGATCGGCAAGGTGACCACCTACCGGCTGCTTGTGCCGCTGCCCGAAGGTCTTGAGCCAGACGACTGGTATTACCAGGGTCAAGCGCTAGACACCTGCACTGGTCCGATAGGCGGGGGGCCTCGGTTCAGCAAGTCCTTTAAGGTGCGGATTGAGGCGCCGTAAAACGCGCCTTTGATCGTCTGCAAACCGGCCCGGTCTAGGGCAACCCCAAATCCCGAAAGGCCACCCATGACCTTCATTGACCGCTGGTGCGCCGGCTGGCTGCGCTCGTCTGGCCATCGCATATCCGACCCCGGCACGCCGGACCCGGCCGACCCGCGGGTTGCCGCGCCGATGCTGCGGGCACTCGGCTGGACGCTGTTCGCGCCGGGCATTGAGCCGCCCGTGCCGGTTCCGACGCTCGCCGAGGTCATTGCCATGGCGGTGTCGCAAGGCTGCACCGTGCTGATGCCTGGCGAAGTGGCCCCCGTCAGCCTGGAACGGGCCAAGGAGGTGGTCCACGCGGCGGGCTTGACCATGTTGCCGCCCATCCATCAGCCCGGCTTCGGTCCTTGGGTGCCGAAGCTGGCGCCTGACGGGGCGGTGCTGCATTCGACCCGCATCGTGGACAGCATCACGCCGGACAGGATGGTCAGCTACACCGAGGGCGGTGCCATGCGTGAGTGCCGGCTGCTGCACTTCTGGGCGTGGCGGAAGCGGGTGGGCGCGTCGCTTGAGAATGCTGCTGTCAGGCCGCATTCTGCGATGCCGGGCGTCTGATTTCTTCTTATTCTTTAGCGTCCCTTGCCATTTTCGCCGGGTCAGTCACCGCAGATCGCATCGCCCAATACCTTCGCATGTTACTTTGCGAACATATGTTGCAGAACAAAACCTTTGTACTCTTACTTGCGAATTGCAGGAACTCGGATATTGGCTTCTCGGTTTTGCATTGTTTGCACCGGCGCAGTCAAGATGCGGTCATAGCCTAGTTCTCCATATTTAGCTGATGCGTTTATACTATAGGATACACGTCATGCGATATACCTTTTTGTCGGGCGCAGTGCCGTTGGCACTTGAGAGAGGCGGGGCATGACCACCTGGCCCGCCACCCCGCCGCCGTTCGACACCCCGGACCTGTTCGCCCGCATCGTGTGGGCAGAGGCCCGCAGCCAGGGCCAGGCCGGCATGGAGGCCGTCGCCAGCGTCATATGCAACCGTGCCGCCAACCCGCGATGGTGGGGGCGCGACCTTCTGGGCGTGCTCGTGGGGCCGTGGCAGTTCTCGTGCCTGCTGCCGGAGTCTGCGGGGGGGCAGCTCGCACGCATCCACGCTGTCACCATGGCCGATGCTCTGTTCCGGCAGGCGGTCGGCATCACCGCGTCGGCGCTGGCTGGGACACTCGTGGATCGGACCGCGAACAGCGACCACTACGCGAACATGCACCTGTGTTCGCCGGCCTGGGCGCGCGGCAAGACGCCCGCGACCGTGATCGGCGCGCACTCGTTCTATCGTATTGAGCTGCGCCCGCCGTCTGGCGCTAAGCCGCTGCCGCCCATTCAGCAGCAGCTTCACGCCGGCACTGGCGTGGTGACACCGCCGGAAAGCGAGGCCGACCGTCTGAACAAAGCCAGCCTAGCGGCCATTCGGGCGGGGCGGACCTGACATGGACTTGCTCAAGATGACGCACGACGCTGCCCTGGCCGCGGCCAGGGGCGCTGCGGCAGGCTCCGTGGTGCCGGGCGTCGGCACGGCGCTGGGTGCCGCGGGCGGGGCCGTGCTGTCGCTGGCGCCCGAGCTGGGGCGGTGGTTGTTCGGACCCGGCGCGGGCGACACGATAGACGCCGTGCGCGCTGCTGTTGTGACGGCCACGGGCACGGCGGACCCGGACGGGCAGGTGGCGGCGCTGGCCGATCCTGCGGTGGCCGGCAAGCTGCGGCTGGACCTGGCGCAGATCGCAGCCGAGCGCGACACGGCGCGGGAGGTGGCGACGCAAAACCGGCTGGACGCGCTTCTGCAGGACGTAGCGGATGCGCGGCGGCAAACGGTGGCGCTGGCAGCGTCGGGCAGCCTGCTTTCCTGGGGGGCGCCCACGGTTTCTGTCATCGTGCTGCTGGCGTTCGGCACGCTGTCCTGCGTCGTGCTGTTCCATCAGGTGCCGGAAGGGTCGCAGTCGCTGGCCAACGTGCTGCTCGGCTCGCTCGCGTCCATGGCCGGCGCCGTCGTGCAGTTCTGGGTCGGCTCATCCGCCGGGTCGGCTCGCAAGGACAAGGTGATCGCCAACAGCGTGCCGGTGTCGCTGCTGCCGCGCTCCGCTGCCCTGCTGCTGCCGCCGCCCGCCGCCCTAGTGCCGGCCGCGGACGTGCCCCGATGACCCGACCCCGGACGGCCCCCGCCTGATGGGCTGGCTATCTGGCTGGCTATCTGGCTGGTTCTCCGGCTGGGGGCCGCCCTGGCCTGCCCGCACCTCGCAGAAAGCGCATCTCACAACCCTTGGAAGGATTGAGCAAGTGTCCCTCGAACTCAAGAATCTGGCCGCTGCCTCGGATAGGACCGTCACTGTCCTGGCGTCTATGGAGGCAGCGCGCATAGCCGAACGGGAACACGCCGCTGCGCTGCGCGCCACGGAGGATGCCGCCATGCAGGCGCGGCTGGACGAAGTGACGGCGAAACTGAATGCGGCGCTGGATGCCCTGGCGACTGCCCCGGAAGGGACTGTGCGGCCCGCGCCGGCTGCTGCGGACCCGTCCGCGCCGACCGGGCCGATGCTGACGCCGATCCCTGGCTAACACGGAGGCTCGCATGAGCAACAAATCCATCGGATACGCCTGCTTCGGCGTGGCTGCGGAGCCAGGCTACTACCGGCACGACCTCAGCGGTGCCCGCCCGCCCGTGGTCACGCATGACACCATCACCGTCACGGAACCTGATGGCCTGGTCTACCACTATGCCCTGGCCAATCCCGGCCCGCCGCCCGATCCGGCCCTCATGCCGAGCCTGCGGTGTCCCGCCGCCGTTGAGGGCATGGGAGCAGACGGCATCCCGACGCTCACCATCCCAGCCGGCGCCGCAGTGACGGTCGCACAGTCGCGCCTGCAATGGGTGGGCAAGCCTGGCGATGAGCCGCCACCCGTGGACGGGCTGGACGGGCTGTTCACGGCGTCCAACCGCGTGGACGCCGCGTGA